CGCGCAGCTTGTCGAGATCGACCGCAGCGGTCTTCACTGACTGTTCGGCCATGTCGCCGGTCGGCGTCGCGGAATTGTCGAACGTCGCGATCTTCGGGAACTGCACAAGCTCCGCGACCTGGGCTTCGCCGGAGCAAAGCCACGCGCTACCGGTCTTGAGGCTCGACATCGAGCCCGCGACCGTTTCCATCGTCGCTTTATCGACGTTGGCCTTGAGCCACTTCTTTACCGGTTCCTGATCGGCCGGGGCCGCAAGCCGGTGCGCAATCATCGTGTCGCAGCTGCCGAGCATTGCGTTATGCAGCGCCTGCGTCCGCTGAGTGACGACCATCAACCGGATGCCCTTCGACCGGCCAGCGGTCGCAAGCTTCTTCGCGTTGTAGATCGCCATGCTCTCGGCGCCGATGCCGGCACGCTCCTTCGGCGCGAACTCGTGCGCTTCCTCCATCACCAAATGAACAACGCCGCGCATGCGTTTCAGGAGCGCCGGTGCGAAGTCGTTGAAGAACTCTTGCAGCCCGCCTGCCGGGAAATCGGCCATATCGATGATCGACAATGGCAACGCGCCACTCGCGACCAGTTCGCCAATTGCCTTGCCAGACGATGGATGAAGCTGAGCGTGGCCATGCGGCCCGCCGAGAACATAGAACGGAAGTCCAGGCCGCTTGCCGTCCGCGCTCGATATCAGGCCCCACCAATCGGACTTGATCGCGTCGAGAATGCAGACGCGCGGGTTCGGAGTGTCGCGGACGATCTGTTCGACGCAAAGCTTGGCGGTCGAAGTCTTCCCGCTCCCGGTTTTCCCAAGAAACGCGGTGTGCTGTTCGAGGACTGATGGCGGGATTGCGTAGCTCAAGACGCCCTCCCCGCAGTCAGCGGCTTCTGCGCGATCATGTCGAACATCTGATCGGTGACCATCTTCGGCGAGAGGCCGTAAAGGCCGTATCGCTTCTCGATCACGATGCACGCGTCGGTATCGCCGTGCTGCATCGCGGCTTTGTAAGCCGACAGATCCGCGCGGATGCGCGATACAAGGAAGTCGTCGCCGCCCCCGAGGATGTTCATGCGCCACCCACTTTCAGGTGATCGACAGGTGGCGCGGGATAGTCCGACGCCAGTTCATCAAGCGATTTGTTGAGATCGTCGCCTTCAAGCTCGCGCTCAGCGTTCGGCACGAACTCCATGCGGCTGCCGACCAGCGGCTTATCGTAGATGATCGGCTGCGGGTCTGGCCGCAGGCCTGCCGTGTTCCGGCTGCGGACCCATGCGAAGGTTTTCGTCATGGCGTCACCGCAGGAAGAAGTGCACGGCTGCCGCACTCGATATGTGCAGCAGCCGTGACGTCGGGTTCCTCTCCACCCTCCAAAGTCACGTCCACGGTTTCAGTCCCGTTCGCTGGACGTGTCGCGTGAGGCGCGGCTGTCGTGTCAGAATCATCCGACAGCGGGGCCTCGTCACCCACCGGCCCAATCGCCGGGGCCTCTTGACCGCCAATCTCTGGCGGTAACGTGACCAGCGTCGACATGCCGCCGAGGCGCACTTGCGCAATCAGCGTTCCGACGCCGTAACCCTTTTCTTTGTGGTCGAAGCTGCGCCAGTTTCCGACGGTCGCGAAGAAGTCGAAGCGGTCTTCGACGCGGTAGTGGTCGCCGCTGACGAGCTCGTGCTTCAATCGGGCGCGCGCCAGAGCCTTAACGCGCGGCTCAACGATGGATCGCAGCACCATGCGGCGGCTCGCGACCGCGTCAATAATAATGTCCGTCATTGCAATCGCCCTTTCGCCGGCTTGATGTCGAAGCCGAGGTTCAGCAATAGGTTTCGGATGTGCCGCGCTTTCGTCAGCCAGGGCGCGCGGTCGCCCGGTGTCAGTGTTTCCCAACGGGGCTTGATCAGCGGCCCCATCAGGCGGCGGAGCGCGCAGGCCAATGCATCAAGGCCTGCAATCTCCTGCCGCATGTCGTCCCAGCCGAGAATCGCGTCTTCGACAGTGTCGAACTGGATGCCCGTCGCGATCTCGTAGACTTGGCTCAGCGCCTTGAGGTCGCCGTTCTGCAGGCGCTGCGACCTGCAGATGACCGACATGCCGGGACAGTTCACGACGTCAAAGACCTGCTCAATCATGTCGAGGTCGAGCATGCGCGTGGAGCGCAGTTGCGACACAAACACGGTGTGCGGGTCGATGTTGCTCATGACCGATCCGCGTCGCTGATCTCTGCGATCTTCTTGTCGAGCGCGATCTTGAGAGTGTCGCGGACTTCACCCGGAACGTTGCACTTGTTGCGCAGGTCCTTTTCTTCCTTGCTTTTCCAGCGCGTCAGGCCTGCGGCATCGTCGACCAGAGCGTTGATCCACGCGTTCGCGTAAGCGATGTACTGCGCCTCGGTGGTCGGCACCGCAGCCTTGTTGTCGGTGGCCGTGGCCGCTCCTGCTTCCTTCGACCGGGAGGGGTTTGCAGATTCAGAAGCGGCCTGGCCCTTCGCAGCAGTGTCCGCGTTCGCGGATGCGCCTGACTGCGACGAAGACGTGGCGGAGCTTTCCGAGTGAGCGTCGGTCCGCTCCGCCTCTGACGCACCGGGTTGACCAGTCCCGCCGCCAGTATTCTTGTCGGTGAATTTGTTAAGGTCGTCGGCTGTCTTGACCTCGCCGGTTTCCTCGTCGTGATCGGCCTCACCGGCTCTCGGAAACGAGTCGTCGACCGATGCCATACCGTCAGCGATGGCCTTCAACATCGCGATCACCTTAGCGATGTCTGGCGCAAGCCATTCCTCGACTGTCTTGCCCATGACAAGTTCGGCGCGCTTGATGTCGAATGGCACGCGCGAGATTGCCGCGCGTATGTCGTTGCGCCACTTCGGGAGGTCTTTACCGATCTTCTCGACCAGAGAGTTCCGCGCGGCGTTGAAGGCATAATCCGCGTAGGTCTGCAGAGCGTTCGAGACCACGTTGCGGATTGCTTTCGAGACGCCGATCTGCAGCGCGATATCGCGGCGGCGGTCCTCGTCGGCCCCGCCCAGCCGGGACGCATTCTTGTTTTGCTGGAACGGGCGCGTCAGCGCGTAGCCGGTTTCGTAATCGGTGAATCGCGCGTAGATGATCCAGCTTCCGCCGACGTCGACGACACGGGTGTCAACTTCGCAATTGCCGTAGATGCGGGCTAGGTCGTTCGCAAGCTTGATGGATGGGCCTTCGATGAAGGTTTTCTGGCCGTTGTTCTTGACCGGAAACCGGTAGAACCAATCGTCGCCCGCAGCGGCACCGAGAGCGGCGAGCTTCTGCAGGACGCGGGTCTCGTCGCGATAGACCGCGACTTGCTGCGCACCGAAAACACGGTCAGCAGGCGATGCCATTGGCTGCACCGATGGCGCTGCCGTCAGGGACGTGCTGGTCGAGGATGCGAATTCGTCTAGCCGGTTGCGGTCGCGCTCGATGGTTTCAATGGTCATAACAGTCTCTCCCGTTGTGCGTGCGATCAGCGCGTGCTGAATCTCGTGTCAGAATAGATGCGTGCGCCCGCGATCTGGCGGCGACCGGCCTTGACGTATCCGCGCAAGGCCTGCTCGAACGCGGTAGTTGTGAAGAAGGGCCGCAGCGCTTCCAGATCGAGGCGGTTGATGTCCTCGATCTCGAACGTCCAGTTCTCAACGAGCGTTGAGGTCGCACCGCCGACAGACGTGCGCGCCAGATCAGCCGGCTTCACGTCCACCGCTGCCGTAGCCCTGCCCGCTGCTGATTTCAGCGTGTCGGCTGTAGCGGCTGCGACCTGGACCTGCTCAACGTCACCGGTCTTGACGGCGGCTGCGAGTATCACCGCCGCCTCGTTTGCTTTACGCGTTGCCTCGGCAGCTTCCGCGTCGCGCCGCTTGCGTTCGTCAGCGGCCTTCTTGTCCAGATAGGTCTTGCCGATCTTCTCCGCCTTCACCTTGACCGCGTCGATCCGTGCAGACAGCGCCTTGAACCAGCCGTTCAGATCGGAGGTGGCGTCAAGGAATGGCCGTCCGGTTTCAACGCGCTGCTTTTCGATGCGCTTGCTGTCGGCGTTCGCACGCGGCACGAGCCAGCTGATGATCGCCAGATCCTCGTCGTCCTCGAGAACAGGCGGCAATTCCGCGCCCAGCTTCTCAATTTCTTCGACAGCCAAAACCAAGTGCGGATAATCCGCCGCAAGCTGCCCGTCAGAAATGAGTGGCTTGATATTGTCGTCTTTCGGCGCTGCGCCGGTCCGAATAGGTGCATTCATCGCTGTTACCCCTTGCTGACGCGCATGACGCGGAAGCTGGTCGGCTCGACCACGTATCCGCCGCGCTCTTGAGTTTTGAAGCTGATCTTCCGGCCATCAGCGAGCTTGCCGTAGGCGTTTTCGCCTAGCTTGCCTGCGAGCGCGGTCTTGGCGATTTTCTCGCGGCCCTCACCCTCCTTCTTCAAGGCGCGTGCAATCGCGAGTTCGTCGACCAGCATGGGCGCTTCGTTGTCACCGCTCAGATCGATGGTCGTGCCGACATCTTTCGGGAACAGGCGCTTGACCAAATCTTCGTCGCGTTCCGGGTCGATGGCCGGTTGCACGCCGGTGTCGAGGAAATCGCGACAGAACGCAGCGACGCGGTTGCGGATAACCTGTTCAGCGCCGGGGTTGCGATCGACAGGGACGATGTGCAACGACCATTTGAAGGTATCGACCACCAACGCCGCGATCATGGCGTAGTCGGCATCCGACAACATGGATTCGGTGAGCGTCTGCAGCTGGTAGCCGAGCGGCGCAATGACCTGGCTGTAATCATCCTCCGGGTCCGCCAGCCAATGCATCTGAAACACCGGCTTGGCGATGACCTTGGTCTGGATGATGCCGACGCCGTCCCGACCGGGAATGATCACGGCGCCGTCAGGCGTTGCGCCGAGGCGCGCCTCTGCGTCGCGGAAATAGACCTTTGCGCGGCGAACCTCCCAATCAGGATACTCCCACTCGATTGCCGAGAAGACCGCAGCCTCGCCCCACATGCCGCGCTTCATGGCGTCGTTCAATTCGACGGGTGGGATCAAGCCACGCTTTTCGGCCCATACCTTGGCCGGAGAGCCGAACATGCCCTCGCCGCATACGGCTGGAACATCGCTGGCCGTGATGTCGCGCTGGCGCAGCGCGAGCCACTCGGCGCGATGCTTCGTCGGGTCGACGGCGATACGTTCAATAGGCATCAGGTTTCCTCCGATCCGAACACGCCGGCCGCAGTCAGGGCCATTTCGTGAATCTGGTATGATGTGCGGCGCAGTTCGGCTGTGAGACGGCGCGCCTCCGTCAGATCGGAGCGAAGCCGCGCCATCTTGACGTCGGCGGAAAGCTTCACGCACTTCGCCAAGGCCTCGTCGATCTCTGCGAAGCACCAAGTCGTTGAGACGAATGGATTGACGCGCTGGCCGTTCTCGAAAGAGCGGTTCTGTTCGTTGGCGGCGAGGATGCCCTGCGCGGCGGTCATGAAGCGGGTGAGTGTGCTCATGGTTACCTTCCGCCCCATGATGGGTCTGGATTGATCGCGTCCATCGCGAGCCTGACGCGCATCCGCTTGGACGCGCCGCGCACCATCGAACGCAGGCACTTGACGGTGTGCGCGGGGTCCATCGTGAAAGAGAATTTTCCGAGCAGCCGGTCGACGCGCTTCAAAACCTCGGCCATGTCTGCCGCCGTGCCGTCGCATGCCGAACAAAGCGGCGGTGAGCCTTTTTCGACCTTCACCCACGAGCAACCGTCCGCGCAGGCGTTAAACTCGGTGCAGCCGCAGACACGGCACGCTGGCTCTGTTGCGTTGCGCCTGCTCATGACCGCTCCGAGTAAATCGGTCGGCGCGGCGCATGCGCGGGAAGCTGCGACGTGTCATCGACCGGCTGGATGCTGCCCGAAGGCATCAAAGCGTGAGAGACGCGCGCCCTATGGGCGGCGCGTTGCGTTTCGATCTTGTGCGCCAGCGCGATCCTGCCGTGGCACCGACCGATGGCGTACCAGACGACGCCGGAGAGGATGCCGCCGAACAGGACACCGGCCAGGAACTGCGGCGTGCGCGTGATCGCGGCGAGCGTTGCGATGATGTCGTACATCACTTCGCCCCCTTTGCTGCTGCGCTGCGTTCGGCGCGCGTGATGTGGTCCGGCGCGTTCTGGCAAACGCAGTAGTCGTCGGAGCCGAGACAGCCACACCTACGACCTTGCGACCTCTGCTCGGCATCGGTCAGGCCAGCATCGGGCTCTTTGGCGCGCGAGAGTGCGACGCGCCCCGTGGCTTCGCATTCGGGGCATTTGACGTGGCGGTACTCAGGATCGATCTGCGCCGACGAAGTGGCGGGCAACGGACCTTCGTCCCATTCTCCAGCGCCCGAACAGTGCGTGCAAGCGACATCGGTTTCACCCGCGACAAGCAACGCCGCGTCAGCAATTTCCATTTGTTCCCAGCAGCCCTCGACAGCAAGCCAAAGGCGAATTTGCTTTAACGCCTTCAATAAGTCGGGCGCTGCTGCAATCAGGCGCGCATTCGCTTCTGCTTCCGCCGCCGCAATTCCGTTAATCTGTTCGGCTGATTGAATGCTTGCGATCTGCCCGCGATACTTGTTGCCATCGGGCGGCCTGACATCGCCACACCAAAGCATGTCAATGGCACCATCTTCGCCACCAACCGGTGTCACATGCCCAGAAAATCTCCACGGTCCAGGCGTATGCACCGTCCGCCCCGCATCTGCTGTGGTCTGTGCTGGCATCACGCACCGCCTTTCGCGTCGGCGATGGCGGCTTTGCCGAGAACGACGTGGCATCCGATTTTGTGCGGTTGGTTCTCGCTAACGAGCGAGCCGCAGTCCTTGCACACATCGTAGGTGCGACCGTCGTATTCAGTTTCTACCGTTTCAGTCTCGAGCAACCCCTGCAGCGCCTTGAACATGTCCGGCGCGGCGGCGAGCAGCTTGCCGTGAGCGTCACGAATTGGTTGCGGAACATAGACGCCGTCCGCATCCCTCGTTGCGTCGTCAGTCGAGCCGTACAGCGTTGCGACCTCATGCCCATGTTCGTCGTACACATGGCCGCAGGCATTTTGAGGATGATCAGCATGGTAAGAAAACCGGCCCGTCGTTGCTTTCAACGCGGAAGCGCGTGCGGCGTCCTCGGCTGCGCAAACCAGACAGTGGTCGTCGGCTTCCGGGAAATGCTTGCAGTTGCTCATGCGCCCCACTCCGAAACCGGCGCAGGCTCGAACTCCACCACGCGGCCGTCGGCGCTGGACGCGGTGACTTCCCAAAGCGGCGTTGTCAGAATTTCGCGAAGGTGAGCGAAGCGGTGCGCGTGGCCGGTGGCGCGCATGAGGCGCAGAATCAGAAGCGCGGCGCGAAGGTGGTTGATCTTGCCGAGGCAGTCGTTGCGGTGCGCGGTCGGCTCGTCGCGGAGACCGGCGACGTGGGCGCGGAGCGATGTCAATGATTCCGCGATGTCGACGAGCGCGCCGTCCAGATCGTCGGCGGCGGCTTCCGCGATGCCAGCGTACCAAGACCGCGCCACGGTGGGACCGCGCTTGATGAGGCTTTCCGCGAAAAGCTTGAATTGGTTGATGTGCCAGAAGTCGCCGCTGCATGCGGCCATGGCCATTTCCGCGATGATCAGCGGAGGGAGGCCTGCCGTCCTGCCCCGAGCCACAGCGGCGTCGGAAAGCCGCTTGCTGCGGCTGCGGCGGGGGAAATAGCTGAAAAGCCGGTGTGGCTGAGGATAGCCGGATGCGGTTTGCTGATGAAAATTCACTGGACCCTCCCAAGTCGTATTGGGAAGGTAAGTCGGAATAAACCGACTGTCAAATCTTAAAATCGGAATAGACCGACTTTGGCCACAGGATTAAATTCTTCACCCGTAGCAGATAGGAGGGGCGCTTTAGCGCCCCCTCTACGTTCAGTGAGTGTAGTTACCTCTTAAAAGAAACCTGAGTCTCTTTCGCAAGAACCGTGCCGTTGTCACGTGACAGGCCAAAAGTGACATGTCACTTCGGCACCTGTCACCATGTCACCTGTCTGCGTCCGACGCAGGACTGATATTCGGCATAGGCATCCCGCGAGACGAAAACGAGTCTGATTCGAATCGGGCGAGCCGCGAATCAGTTCGCCTTAAAGATCAGCCGGTCGTTGTTGTAATCGTAGTAGGAGTGGCCGAAGGACCGGACCAGGTCGACGCTGGTCTCGCCCTTAACCGGCTGGCTGGCAAAAACGAACAGGCTTAGCGACTCCTTGGCGGGCTGATAGCCGGCCTTCACCAACGCGGTCAGCACCGCACGCGCGATCTGCTTCGTGTCGAACTCAACAATGGTCAAGCCACCCATCGGCGGCCGCGCATAATCGATATTGAACGTGAAGCTGTTGGGTTTCGCCTCGGTGATGCGGACATTGAGCCAATCCGGCGATTTCTTGACTGGGGCAATGGCCTGCCGGGCAAACTCCGTCGCCGCCGCGGTCTCGGCCTGCAGCTGCTCGGGCGACTTCGATTTGCTGTTGACGATGACGGCCGCGATCGCGAACGCGCCGAGGCCGATAAGCGTTATTCTGCCGAGACCCATCGAAACCTCAACAAAAGCCGTATTATCTTATCGTTCGTAGGAGTGGTAACCGCCATAGACCCAGCCGATCGCCTCGACAGTCTTGAAAGCTTCGTCAGGCTGCCGCTTCGGCATGACGATCACCTCATGCCTCGGATTTGTGGATTCGGGTCTGAGCTCGGTTCTGTCTTGGAAGACGTATGCTCGCTTGATCGTCCATTCATACGTGCCGCCCTCGTCTTGGGTGCGGCGGACGGCGTAGATCCTGCCGGTTTCGGGTATGAGGCCGGCGTCTGGCATATCGACGCAAAGCACGAACATCCCCTCGACGATGGGCGACGGCACGGCCGCGTTCATCGAATCGCCGCGCACCTCGAGCGCGAAGTGCCGCGCATTCGGGTATCGCTCGCTCCTGGCCGCGTAGAGCCTGGACGCGTCAATCTCGTGTTCGTATCCGAACTGGCTTGCCGCACGGAAAGCCCCGGCCTCGGCAATGCCGATGATCGGAATAGCTGACGGCATCGAACCACCGAGCGATTTGCGCGGTTCATCCTGTTCACCGATCAGGTATGCCTGATCGCAATCGAGACCGTCGGCCAGCTTTTTCAGGCTGCTGCCTCGGACGTTCTGCTTTTTGTCGTTGAGAATATCGTTGACGAAATCGCGTCCCAGCTTGCAGCGCCGCGCAGCCTCAAACGCGTTTATCTTCAAGACCTTCAACCGGGCCTCGACGCGCGATTTCAGGGAATCGTTGGTCATGCCGGAATTATCCGACTCGGGGTGCCAGATAGCGATTCGGATTTTTCCCATTGCAATAGTCGGAATAAACCGACTATGTTCGCGGGATGATGGAAACCGAACTGCGATCCCATTTGCTGGACACCGTGGCTGCCTTTGCCGAGCTAACCGGCTTAGAGCAGTCGACGATTGCGCAACGCGCAGCTGGTGACTGGCGGTTTTTCGAGCGCATCCGCGACGGCGGTTCCTTCAACATCAAGACCTACGACAAGGTCATGCTTTGGTTTCACCAGAACTGGCCCGAGGCCAAGCGGTGGCCCAAGGGCGTGCCTCGTCCCAAACCGGCGGAGGTCTCATGACCCCTGCCCCGCAATATCCAGTTTCTTTCCATCGTCATCCTCGTGATCGACGCCAGCCCGGCAAGGCGGCTCCGATCCTCAATCACCGCTTCAACAATGGTGAATTGAACACAGGAGCGGCGTCATGGGTGTACCGAGTTTTGGACAGAATTCGACTGAGGGGTTCGCCGTGAGTTCGGCCCCGATCTTCGACAACGCGAGGGACTACGCACTCTCCTTGCAGCGGATCGAACGGTCGAAGGGCCTCACAGTCGAAAAGGCTAGGCAGCAAATCGCCCGCGATCTGCGGGAGAGTTATTGCACGGTCGACAACATCATTCGCCAGAGAGTGAAGCGTACCGACGAGAAAATCAGGGACAAGCTCCAGGCGTTGCTGGTCAGCAAGCTGAAAGCACAGATAAAGGCGTTGAACCGTGAGTTGGAAAAAGCTCAGCGAACTGACGGCCTTCTTGCTGCGGAGCATGTGCGCGAGGTCGAAGCGTATCTGGCGAAGGCTGCGAAACTATTGAACGGGAACGCGTAAGCACGGGGGCGTATCACCCGGCGCGCGATTAAGGGGTAGTCGTGGACGACGGGTGGACTGACGAGCGCGTTTCGCGCCTAAAGAAGCTATGGGAATCCGGCTTGAGTGCCGGGCAGATCAGAGACCAGTTCGGTGACGTGACGCGCGGCGCTGTCATCGGCAAAATCCACCGGCTTGGCCTTTCGGCGAAGGACCAGAAGAACCGCCCGGATTCCGCAAAGCTGGCCGTGACGATCGCCACGCGTAATGCTCAGGTCGTGGCGACGCGGCCAGCAGCGCAGGTAAAATCTCCGGCACCGAAGACGCGGCCCGCGCCGCAGCCACAGATGCCGCGCCGGAATATCTCGAACAGCATCCCCGCGGCCGTCGCCATCAAGGCTGCGGAGCCAGGTCTGCCTAAGCGCCTCGAAGAACCAGCCGTCGGCGAAGGCATCCAGATGATGCAGCTGACCAACACCACGTGCCGGTGGCCCTTCGGCGATCCTCTCACAGAGCGTTTTTACTACTGCGGCACGGGCGGCGCTGATTGCGACGGCGGCAAGCCATACTGCGAATTTCATACGCGCAAGGCTGCGAACCCGCACGCCGTCAATCCAAAAATGTTTGTGAAATCAGCCGAGCGCTCCGCTCGGCGTTGATGCCAGCCAGCAGGAGGAGACGATGATGGGACGACCAAGTACCGGAAGCGGAAAAGGAAAACGAGGCGCTACGCCACCGCCCGGTGGTGCAGCCGACCTCGAACTGACCGAGGACCAGCGGTATTCGCTGGCCGAGCAACATCGCGGGACGTATGTCCGTCTCGAGGCCGCAAAGAAGAAGGCAGACAAAGACCTCAAGGACTTCGGAAAGATCGTAAAGGCCGATCTTGGCGAAGGCGGGCTAAAGCAGATCAAGGCGATCATCGAAGGCAAGACGCCAGAAGGCGAAGCCGAGATCAAGGCGCGCATCGAGCGCGACATGCAGGTGTTGCGATGGCTCGGCGTGCCCATCGGCACGCAAACCGATCTGTTCCCGAAGAACGATCGCGCACCGCTCAAGGATCGCGCGTTCGCGGAAGGCAAGCGCCAAGGCCTCGCCGGCGAGACGTTGCACAACCCGCACCACGTCACGACGGAAGCCCATCGTTTCCACAACGACGGTTATGCCGAAGGCCAATCCATCCTCGGTGCTGGGTTCAAGAAGGCCGACAACACGCCAAAAGGCTCGCAGCCTTCGCTCGCTGAAATGAACAAGCAGGCGCAGAACGCGATCAAGACCGGCACCGTCGATCAACTCGGCACCAAGCCGAGCGATTTCAAGGTGAACTAGCGATGGCGCGCATCACCGGGCTGATCTTCACACTCGATCTCGGTGTCCGCGCCGGGTTCGCCAAGGGTCGGCCCGGTGAAATGCCAACGTCGGGCATCGTGATCTTGCGCAGCAAACAGCAATCGCTGGCAGACGCACTCGGGAACCTCGCCGCATTCCTCCATGAGCAGTTCACAAGCGAGAAACCGGCATGCGTCGTCAAGGAAACCGTGATGGCGCTTGAAGCCTTCAAGCAAATGAACATGAGCCAGGACTCGGTCTACGCGCAGGTCAAATATCACGGCGTCGTGGAAATGATGTGCAACCGCTTCGGGATACCTTGGTCCGATCTGTCCGACAGCACCGCCCGCAAGCATTTCATCGGCAAAGGCCGCATGGGCTCTCGTGACGCGACGAAAGCCGCCGTCGTCGCGCGCTGCCATGCGCTCGGATATTTTCCGAAAGACTGCAATGACGACAATCGCGCTGACGCCGTAGCGATATGGGACTGGGCCGCGGCGAACTTTGGTCGAATGCCATCGCCACTCGCATTGTTCGGAACACCCGCATGACCGTATGGAAAGCCATCCCATCGTGGCCTGGATATGAAGCGTCGTCGGATGGTGAAATCCGATTGACCATCCAGCGGCGCAGTCGGAAGCCTCGTATCTTAAAGGGTGGGCTCCATTCCAATGGATATCGGTCTGTCCAAACAACATTCAATGGCAAAAAGGTATTGGCCCTTGTCCATCGGCTGGTGTGCGAGGCATTCCACGGGCCCGCACCGAGCCGGGTGCACGAAGTGCGGCACCTTGACGGCCAGAGAAGCAATAACAAGCCGAGCAATTTGAAGTGGGGTACAGGAAAGGAAAACGCGGCTGACAGGCGTCGCCACCGGCGCGACCGGCTCGGTGCCAGGCATCATTGCGCAAAGATCGATGACCACGATGTAATCGCGATCTTTTGCCTCGCCCGTCGTGGCTATACGGGCGACGAAATCGCCGACCTGTTTGGCCTAGACAGAAATCAGATCAACAAGATCGTCGCGCGAAGCTCTTGGAAGCATGTTCACGTACCCCGTGTACTTCTCGCAGCCGCTGAGGCCCGCAATGAAATCAACGGGGCCGACATTCCGTCACACAAATTGTTCGGACAGGGGGAAAACCATGCGTAATGCCCAGCAGTCCAGTTTCGCAGAGATTGCGGTCGGGCTGCGCGAAGCCGCGAACCTTCTCTGCGAAAATGTCAACGCCGCCGAAGAACTGGCCGCGCGGCTCCCGCCGAGCCCCGGCATCAACGACAGCATCCGTATACTTCGCGAGCGCGCTGCGCGCGTCGGCGAAGCGCATGCCATTTTCAAGATGCTCAGCGAGTTCGAGCCGGAAATGCGCGCGCTGCTTGAGACGTGGTCCGCGAAATCGCCTTCCGTGCCTGCACCAGCGAGGGCAGCAGGATGAGCGAATTATTCCGCATCAGCGGCGCGGCGCTGCGGCCTCGTCTTGATGGCCGCGTCCTGTCGGACATCGATGCCAGCAAAAAGCCCCGGCTGCACTGGATCGCGATCGCCAGCCTGCGCATCGACCACCGCTATCAGCGGAAGATCGTCGGCAAGGCCAGCGAAAAGAACGTGATCGATATCGCGGCAGAATTCGACTGGTCGAAGTTCGCCCCGGTCGTCGTGGCGGAGATTGAGGACGGCATCTATTCCATCATCGACGGCCAGCACCGGACCACCGCGGCCGCGCTGCGCGGTATCCGCGACGTCCCCTGCCTCATCACCGACGCAGACGTCGCCGCACAAGCAAGCGCGTTCGCCGCGATCAACGGCAAGGTCACCGCGATCTCAACCATGCAACTGCACGCCGCACGCGTGGCTGCCGGCGAGCCGGAAGCTGTCGCGTTGCACGACGCATGCGGAGAAGCTGGCGTAACGATCTGCCGTTACCCCGTTGCATCTAATCTGATGCAGGTTGGCGATACCCTCGCAGCTGTGAAGCTGGCTCGTCAGCTTGCGCGCTATGGCCGCGAGACGCTGGTCTCCGCGCTGTCATGCATCACGAAGACCGGCGATGGCAACGCGGGCTGGGTCCGCGCGCCTCTTGTCGAGGCCCTGTGCGCGACACTGGACGCAGAGCCATCCTGGCACGCTGACCGTGCCGCTCTGGTCGAAGCGATGCAGACCTTCGACCTCGTCAGCAACTGGACGGCCGCGCGACACGCGGCCCTGAAAGACGGTGTCGGCACGTCAGCCGCGCTCATCGAGCTCATCAGCAACCACCTTGAGAAAGCATTCGCGGCCTAACGATGACTTCTGCCCAAGAACAACAAGAGACCATCGAGCCGATCCTGGAACTAGATCCGGAAGTCGCCGCCGATACGGCGCCACCGGTGGCCGATGAAGTCTTGCCCCAGCCGAAGATCAGCCTGCAGCAGATGTGGGAATGGCTAGCCGATGAGACTGCGGACCGCATGGCATCCGATGCGGCCTTCATCAAAATCGGTTCCGCAAGCCCGAAGCGCGCGGCCGATATCCGCATGCTTCTGACGTTGGCGAACAGCATCGCCTTCCTCATCGACAACCAAGCCGACATCCGAGCGATCATCGACGCAAAGAACAATCCGAACGTCGTGCCGATGAAGCGCGGGGTGCGCAAATGAGGCGAGAGTTCAAGTTCACCCCGCAGACCTTGGTTGTGATCAAGCGCGACATGAAGGCGGGCAAATCGGACGTCGCCATCGCACGCCTGCTCGGCTGCGAAGTCACGACGCTGCAGATGATCTGCGCACAGCACGGAATCCGTCGCCAGTCGGATTCCGTCAACGAGTTGCACCAACTCAGCTGCATACCCGTGCCAGTCCAGAACCGCAGCCTGCGCAAGATCGAACAGGAAGCGAAACGGCGCGGGGTAACGTCGTTTGAGCTGTCGGCCAAAATCCTGAACTGCGTTGCCCTCGACGATATGTTCTCTGCAGTACTGGACGATTGATGCTGGCGAAGCGTACCAAGGACGGGGCATTTGCGGAGCGCGTGGTACGCGCGATCCTCGGCGCGCCGTCGGGCAGAGACGAAACGACGGTTCGGTTCGCAGATATCGGCGTCAACGTCACGACCGGCTATGTCTATGACTACGACGACGAACAAGGTTTCTCGGCAGTCGAATTCATCCAGAAGGTGAAGGACCTCTCGCCGGCCGACGCTGACACATGGATCAAGCTGAACGTCGTCAATGCCAAGCCGGACCGGCTAGATCCTGAGCTCGAGGGCGAGCGCCTTCTGATCGGCCTGCTGTCGCTGCAGCCTGCCCTCATTGCTCACATTCAGGAAGATGTAACGCCTGAGAACTTCCTGGCCCTGCAACACCGTCAGATGTTTCAGGCTGTTTTCGATGCCTATGTCGCGGACAAGCCAGCGACGCTGAAAACCCTGCTCGATGCCTGCGGCGGCGATCCGCTTGAGCCTGTCTTCGGTGGCTACACTCTCGTCGCCTACGTCGCGAAGCTGATGGCGGATTCGCCGCAGGCTCCCGACGCCGCGCACCTTGCGCGACAACTGGCATCAGAACTGCGTAGCCGGTCGAACGCGGAAGCTGGCCTTTACGACGAGTACGACCGCGAACCGGTCGTCGAGCCCGAGCCATTCGTCTCGAAGTTCGGCGGCATCATGTTCGAGCAGCTGGACGAGCCTGGCCCCGAACATGAAGACATCATCGACGGTTGGCTGACCGTCGGCGACAAGTCGGTGCTGGGCGGCGAGTCCCGTTCCGGAAAATCCTTCCTCGCCATTCACATGGCGATGTGCATCGCCACGGCGAGCAAGTTCTATGGGCGCGAGGTTCTGCGGCCAGGGCTCGTCATCTATCAGGCCGGTGAAGGACAGCGCGGTATCAAGAAGCGGTTCCGCGCGTGGCGGCAGGCCTTCAAGATTCCGGCTGGAATCGTGCCGGTCTTCATCTTGCAGTCGACCGTGGATATCTACAGCCAGAACGGAGACACGGCCAAGCTGATCGAAGAGATCAAGGGCATCGAGAGCATCTACAACATGCCGGTGGTCGCCCTGTTCATCGATACACTGGCGAAGGCTTCCGGCGCCGCCGACGAGAACTCGGGCAAGGACATGGGCCTCGTCATGGGGAACATCGACCGGATATCGCAGGCCATCCCCGGCGCTCACATCTGTCTCGTCCACCACATGAACGCCGGAGGAACAAAACTCCGCGGGCACACGTCGGTCTACGCCAACAGCGATCAGGTCATTCTCGTCAAACGAGAGGAAGGCACCAAAGTTAAAATCGCAACGCTCGACAAGCAGAAGGACGGAGAAGACGGGATCGATATCCGGTTCGAAACTGTTCAAGTGGAGTTGGGATACCGTGAGACCGACGGGAAGCCGATCACGTCGTGCATAACGCTCCCCGCCGGCGCGTCCGTCGAGATCAAGGGCGCGGGCAAGGATCGCAGCCTTGTGCTGTCAGACCAGCAGCAGCTGGCATTCGATGCCCTCAAGTCCGCGATCGAGGAACACGGCGAGCCGACGCCGGCCGTCCTGCGCTTGCCGAAGTCGATAACCTACGTGGTCAACGTCGCGCACTGGAAACAGGCCTACCGGGCCGTGGCCTCGAACGTAGAAGAAAACTCAGTCAACCAAGCGCTCAAGCGCGCCAGCGAGAAGTTCCTGCGCCTGCGCATCGTCGGGCGCGTCAACCCCTACATCTGGCTCACGGGCAGGACGGTCGCGGGCCTTCGCGATCAGGCCCCGGCGAACCGTGACGCAACGAAGGGGATGCAGCAGGAAATCCCCGATCACGCCCTCGACTTCTCGCCTCGATGACAAGCGGAAACCCGAAAGTGACAAGCAAACCCGCCAAAGTGACAAATGACACCGAAAACCTGAAATGACTGGAAATAAAGCGAAAAACATCCAATCCCGACGCCGGGGTGACAAGAGTGACAAGGGAGTAATGACGCCAGTCATCCCTGACCTGTCACTTATGTCACCGGAGGACCGGGCGCGGCTGGACGTCATGATCATGCTGGACGGCGATCCGGCCTTGAGGCCGTTCCTTTATGGGGCCAAGAGCCGCCCGGAAACGCCCCGTGGAGCGTCTGGATCGACCGGCGCGGTACCTGTTAGGTGGTCGCTCGTTCACGTCTTGGACCGGCTGGAAGAAGCCTTTGAAGTGCTGACCACCCAGCCCCGGCCGCGCGGGCCGAAGATGTACGGCAACGCGATGCCGCAATACGACTATGAGCAATTCGACCTGAACGCCCAGCTTGAGACCGCCGAGCTGGAGCGGACCCTAGCCGCGCGGAATCGGGTGCGCCTGCAGGCGACACCGGCGCAGATCACCCGGATGGATCAGGCCTTGCGCTGGCCGTTCGAGTACCTGGCCGACCAGCCATTGCTGGGCAAAGCCGTGACCCTCGGTGCGCATTGGGGCGTGATGAAGCTGGACGATATCGAGTCACTGGCTCTCGAGCGCGGCTGGTCCGGCAAGAGGCAGTTTTTCAAGGATAAAATGGCAGGCTTGCGGATCATCACCGCGCGCCTTGTCGCGGACAAGGTGCCGGTGTCGTAAGTGCGGAATTGTCATCGCTGAGGATTTGAATTACGCGCTGGGCGAGGAATCTAAGCTTCGCCAGTTCGACGAGCCGCCGGACGTCGTCTTTGGGAAATGTACAATCCAGCAGCTCGTAAGAATACGAGTTTGGGCTCCAATTGGAGGGCGTCTTTGCGAGACGCATCGCGACGATCTGCCTTGCTGACCTTTCAATAATCCAACGACAGTTTGAGCATATCCGATGGTCCACCGAACGATTAGTGCACCTTCGGTTTTGTCGTTGAACGTCGCGGAAGACGCAGCGGTTCATTTGCCCGCGCCACCGAGTTGAAGGACGGTATTCGGTGCGGTGCCATCCGGCAATTTGCTCGCGATATGTTTGTAGAACTCGATTTCAGTATTCACGCTGTTGATAATCTGAGCGCAAATTTTGCAAATCGCCTGCGCTTCGGCTGGCTGCATTTGTTTGTTCAAAGAGGCGTCAAGAGCATCGAAAAGCGTATTACGCAAACCTTCTGAGGTCCGCGTCGTCTTAATTATCGATGATGGTGTTGGATCTGACATGTTCGGCTCCGTTTAACGTCGGACAATCGACGCAGGAACAGAGTAGCAATTGGAAACCCGAAGGGCGTTGTTGTCAAATTGCTGCTAGGAACTGTAGGCCCGGTCATTGTCCGGCTTTGTCATGCTTTGACATGCATGGACGTGCACTGGCGTGCGTGGCCTACGATCAAGTTTTATTACAGGCACCGGTCAGCTGAGTCGGCGGAGGATCTCAGCGCGCATCATGGCGCGATATCTATCTTCAAGGAACTCGACATACTCGCCGTTAAGCTCGCCGGCATCCAGAACGGTCGGGTCGATATCGTGACGTTCGCTCGCACAAGCCAGGACTGACAGCAGCGCGGCAGCCGGCCCGCTCGGGCCCACTCCGTCTTCCCATTTCTGCATCGTCTCGGCACCATTCTTCGGCGCAAGCCCGCACAGCTTCGCCATGTCACCGGTCGTCATCCGACGGCCGAGCGCATCGGCCAGGTCGTGCCGCAGCTGCTTGAGCTCTCCGCCGGTCATTTTCCCCACCAATCGATGCGGCTGAACGTAATGTTGCGTTTGACCATTTCGTCGGATAGATCCTTGGCCCACTGTCGCCAAACTGGCGAGGTTCGGACTTCATGCTCCGGGTCGCGACCAGCTTCAACCGACGCATCGTCGGCCGCGAGCGCCGTCCCGATGCCGTCATACAGCATCTTCAAGCTGGAATTTGTAAGTCCTGAAATGTTCATCACCCTATCCTGTCATCACTATGCGCGCTTGCGCGTTGACGTTCCTCAGTTCGCGTTCCATGTGCGAGATAGCGGCCTTGATACCCGCCAGTTTGTCAGCCATGACGCCGGCACGGTCGGGCGCGATCTTGCTCGCAACGATACACTCGCCGTTCTGCCAGCCGATTGAAACCACCGCGGCGATATCGTCAACCTTCTTTTCCATCGACTTCACGACTGCCAACTCCTTCGCCTTGGGCAATGGGGCGGCCGCGCCGAACAGATCCTCGTGGGTCGTGCCCTGGAGGATGGCGTCGACCGCGTTTCTGACGGACTTCCAGCCGATCAGGTCGCCCCGGTTTAACATCCTGATGATGCGGGCCTGATCCGCGTCGCGATCAAGACGCGCGACCTCGTTCGCGGCCTGCTGCTCGATCGCACCGGCCTCGAATAGCCTCCGCGACGCCGGCGAAAGGTTCATAAGCGATAGTCGCCACTTCACTCGAAAGGCAGCAAGCCCTAGCTTGCCGGCGATCGCCGCTTCATCCATGCCGTAGGTGTCGCGCAGTTCGACGAACGCCTCGGCTTCCTCCATCGGGGTCATGTCCGCGCGCAGCATATTTTCCACAATCTGAGCAACACGAGTATCGGCGCCAGCCTTCTGCTTGGCGAGATTGCATTCGATAGTCGCGAACTTCTTCATGCCGCGCTTCGCCAGAAGCGCATGGGCGCGCCAGCGTCGCTCACCGGCAACGATCTGGTATCTAACGCCGGATTTTTTAACGAGGATCGGCTGCAGAAGGCCGCTCGACGCGATAGAGTTCGCAAGCTCTTGGAGTTGTTCCAGGTTGAAGATTTTGCGAGGCTGACCGGGGTCGGGCTGGATGCGGTCGATGGCGATTTTCATTTCGCCCTCGCCCGGTTTGCCTGCTGCTGTTTCCTCGTTGCCCAGCGACAATTCGACGGCTCATAGTTCCCGTCGTTATCGGGATAGCGGTCGATGCTGTGCTTCGGTGATGGCCGTCGCCCCATGTCTTTCAGGAACGTCGGAAAGCTGCGCAACCATTGATCGCAGACCTTGATGCCGCGACCACCGTAGTTTTTGAAATAGCGGTGCTTCTCATAGGTGCAACGCTGAACCATGCCGCGCCACACGACGTATTCGGCCGTCTTATTGGCCTCGCCGTGGGTCCGGTTCAGCCCACCGAGCAGTCCGTTCTTGTGACATCCGCAACTGACGATCTTGGGAAGATGGCTCCCGAGGATTTCCTTATCGATGCCGCAGTCGCAGCGAACGAGATATTTTCGCATCGGGCGGCCACCGGGCGAGACGTATTGATCAACCTCGCGGAGGACCGTGACCTTGGCAAACCGATGGCCGATGATCGAAAGTGGCGCTGGCATCATTCGTCCTCTGCAGGGTCTTGGAACATTTCAACTAGATCAAGTTGGTCAGCCTCATCACTGAACAGCCCGACGTCGCATGGGCGCTGAGGCACTTTCGGTTTGAGCGGAGATGCCGCGCGGCGCTGCGCGACGACGGCCTGATCGTTCTGGGTTGGATTGAGCAGAGGATTCTTCACGGCTTAGGCCTCAGCCACGATGCAGGCAGCCACTGCTCTGCGCCAGTCGCCGCTGCATCGGTTCATTTGTTGCCAAGCACGCTCGCCGGTAAGTTCGTCCGCGAGCCACGCGAAGTCTGTGACGTAAAGAATGGCGTGAAGCAACACGCGTTCGCCGGAACTGGAAACCCCGTCGCATTTTCGCGCCAGCGCGACAAAGCGGCCTTGATCGCAGCCGTTGAAATCGACAATCAATTCGCGGAGCGATCGCCAACTTCCAGCGGCCTCAAGGTAGTCCAAAAGCCCAAGCTTCCGGAACATGGCCTGCGCTGGCTCTCCGGTTTTGAATGTTGCAAAGTCCATTTTATTCTCCCTTTTAATCATGACAGGCGCTCCACCGCGCGCGCCGCGTTGCGTCCGCCGTCGCTGATGATGATGTCGCCGGCGCGGTCGTTGATGCGGTCCGCCAGCTTGATGTTGTTCTGAATGATGGCGACAACCGCCTTGGCCTTCGGCATGACCTCGCGGGCGTGCCTGTCGAACTCGCGTCGATCGACTTCCACCGTGGCAAGCTTTGCGGCGCTGAACAGAAGAACCGAGCGGTACCCGATCTCGAGGACGACATAGCGGCGATAGCCACAACCCACGTCATGCCGGTCAAGCCAAAGCTCGACCATCTTCGCGTCCTGCAGCGGAGACAGCACCACCGGCGCCGCGGCCTCTGCCTTGCGGGTTTCGATCAGCACGCGGCCATCAAGCTTCGCGCGCCGGGTTTCCCAGGCCTTCTGTTGGGGCGACAATGTGCGGACATGCATATTCATCGGACGACTCCCGCGCTGAACATGCATGCCGCGAACTCGTCACCGGGCATGGCGACGACGAACTCGGAGAACTCTTTGAGGGAAAAGGTCTGCTTGCCGGACTTCGTGCGAAACGCGACGTTCAGCGGATGGTCAGACCAGAAGGCGCGAGCAGCTGCGGCTTTGCGGATTTCGGTATGGCTCAGAACGTCGTTGGCGGGAACGCCACGCGCGCGTAACGTAATGGTGGGAAAATCATACATCGTGTCATCCTCGACAGGATGGGCCGAAGGCCCGGTGGTCGGGGTAAATCCCCGGCAATGCCGCGAGCCGAAGCTGGCGGCATGACCTGAGATTTACGCCGCCTTGGCGACCCGCGACGACTTGCGGGCGGTTTTCTTGGCGTCCGCCTCGCGCTGCATCTTGCGGCGGGTGACCCACGACTTCTGCTGCGGGCTAAGGCTCTTGGACTTGCGGGGGGATTTGGTCTTGGTCGTCATGCTGCACGTCTCCTGTGCGGTGGCGGGGCGTTGCCCCTTTGGGGTGAAGGTAGGACCGGCGCGACCGAAGCCGCGCCGCTGGAATTTCAGTGGATGCGCTGTAGGACGGCCAGCGCGGCAACGCCAGCGACCATGAGGCTGCCGAGGCGGATGGTCAGCCGGGACGTCAGAGCGTCCAACGCGGAGTTCAGGTCGGTCTTGGTCACGAGTTCGGTCATGACGAAATCCCTTGCCGCTTCGGCATGGGCGTCGGCCACGTTGGCTGCGACGCCAGCGCCTTGAAGGTGCTTCGAATATCCGAGGGTGTCAAAGGCGAAGGCCATGGTCACTGTTTCCCTGTGCAGGTCGGGGCGTTGCCCCTGTTGGAATACGATTATAAAACCACTTATCGGCCTGCGCCGCAAGCCATTTTTCTCATAAAATCAACGGTCTAACGCATTTGTTTCACGTGGGACATGATCTTAACATAGGATTAAATACTCCGCCGCCATATATCCCCGGCATGGGGAAAAGGGACGGTCTCGTTAAGGCCTATCTCGCCGCGCTCGATGTCCGCGCGGTCGTCATCCTTGCGAGCGCCGACGGATCGAAAGCGCAGCCTCAGACCGCAAAACAATCGGTCAACCTGCAGGACGGCGCTGCGGTTTTCGACGCGCTCTGGTTCACGAAGCCGGAGCATGCCGAGATCGTTCTGACGCACTATCTCGAAAACTGCGACGCCGAGGCGCTGGCCGATGGTCACGGATGGCTCAACCGGTCACCGCGCGAATGCCGCGACGATGTGATCGACATGGCCGGAATGCTCGGCGCACCCTGGCAGACCAACGAGCAGATCAGCACCACCGCCCTCGCCGCGGTCGTCGAAATTGAGAACCGCGTCGAAGCGATGCGGACATCAGGCGGTCTCGCCCAGGTCAACGCCGAGTTCAAATCGTACCGCAAGCGGATGCAGTCCGTCGGCCAAGGCGCGATGTCGTACACGGTGTTCCTCGCACGCTTCACCGGCGCGCTGGTCGAGCTCGTCGCGGCCAAAGCCACCCTCGCCGGCCAGACCCAATTCGGTGACCTTCGCGCCCTCGCACGATCGACGCTGAGCAAGTCCTGACCCGATTCAGCTGCGCGATTTGCCGGTGACAGGCTGTCACCTTGCCTCTTGTCACCTATGTCACTTTGCTCGTTTTTGCAGAAATGTTTTTCAGAAATCTCAAAGCGTTAGTTCGCAGATTGCCGTTCTTGTCACCGGGACCCTATTGACATGTCACTTTTTTCGAGGCGTCTTACGCGCACCCACCTGAAGCCACACCTGTGACCAGAGAGGAAGCGGCGCTCCTGAGCGACGCGCTTCCACCGGACCCCACAACGAGCTTCGACACGGAACGGGTTCTCAATTCTAGATACGTGATAGGCGGTGTCCCATGTGACGTCACCAGCCGGCCTCCCGCGTCAAAATTCAGACGCTGTCACTCTTGTCACCTTCAACTCAAAACTCAATGCCGACAGCAGCGCGCGCTCAAACGCGCGCCTGCTACGTGAACCGATCCGCAAATGGCTGTTAGCGACCATTTGAATGGCTCTTTGCAAGCAATATCAACTGCATAGCCACCGATCCGGCATCTGAGACGCCCCATTCCCTTCTGACACCGCCTCGCGCGCGAGAAAATCACGATGACCGAACGTCCTGAGACCACGCTGACCGATGGCAGCCCGGTGCCAGCCGATCACCGCGAGATCAATCCAGCGACCGGCCAGCAGAAGGGCTATGTCGTTCTGTCCGAAGCAGAGCGCGCGAAGGGTTTCGTGCGTCCGGTGCGCGACAGCTACGTGCATCAGACCTGTGGCACCTTGACCAAGATGAGCAACGCGCTTGCCGAGACGTATGCGCGTGATCCGTATTTCTACAGCGGCACGTTCTGCGCCGGTTGCCGATCACACTTCCCGGTTGGTGCAGACGGCGAGTTCGTGTGGGACGGCACCGAAGTGAAGGTAGGCACCTGACCTGATGGCGAAGCTGTCCACGAAGGACGTGCACGCGCTTCACTTCCTCGAAAAGTACCGCGAGCTCATGCTCGACGAAGCCGGTCAATACTTCGGCAGCGTCAGCGCACGCGCAGCGATCGACCGGAAGCAGATTGAGAAGTTAGCGGCCCTTGGCGCCTGCCGCGTTGATCGTATCGGCGAAAGCACCTTCGCAGTTTTCTTGGGAAAGCCGGCATGAGCCAGGTCAGCAGCGTGATGCGTCGGGGGCCGACGCAGTTCTTCCATTGGTGTCCGGCGTGCGAGCAAATGCACCCGCTGCCGGATAGCTGGAAGTTCGACGGCAATCTCGAAACGCCGACGTTCTCGCCAAGCTTCAAGCAGACGTTCTACCAAGAGATCGGCGATCAGTCGGAGCGACCGAACGGCGAGGAACGGGTCTGCCACTACATCATCACGGGCGGCGTGATCCAGTTCTGTTCTGACAGCTGGCACAAGCGTTCGGACTTCGTCGCGATGCCGCCGATTCCGGCCGGCGTCGACAGCTTCCTCATCGAGACGCAGGACTGAGTGATGACCATCAACGGCGGCGAAGTCTTCGAGACCTCGTGGTGGGAATACACGTTCGACGAAAGCGGCGAGCTTCGCCGCGGTCCCTTCGAAGGTGCGATATCATCGCCAATCATGCGCAACATGGCCACAGGCGAGGAATGCTCATCCCGCGAGTTACCGATCGGCGCGCTGTACGCGTCGCCACGTCGCAAAGGCTCTCATGCCGACGATTATCCGCGCGCTGGCAAGGATGGTCATTCGATCTTCTGCGTCGTCGCAGGGGATGAGGGGTACGCCGGCAACACAGCCTGGAACATCGAAGGCCGCGCCAGCAACTGCACGTTGCCTGATGAGCCGACGCATCGTTGCTGGGTACGACAAGGCACGATTGGCGAGCGCATCACCGTCGACAAGAACGGTCCGACCTGTGGTGCTGGGGCTGGTTCGTTCTTCATGGGCCCGCGCAACTGCTGGCACGGGTTCATCCGCGACGGGAAGCTGACACCGTGAGTGTTCCGAACGTCAAGCCGCCCAAGCCGGATTTGGCGGACCTGATCGCTGCACGCCAACGAGAGCTAAAGCCGCTGTATCCGAAGCGCGATTGGCGCGACGTGGTTGAAAGCTGGCTAAGAACATCCGATCTCGAAACTATAGCACTGGCAGGAATCGTCAGCGCGTTTCCGCTCGCATGCATTGGGGCGGCAATCACCCTGTACATCGTTGGTCCGAAATGAGCCGCAACTTCTTCGGGTACGAACCGCGAGACGACATGAGCCGACATTTCGGAGTGCAGCGACGGAAGGCCGTTCGGACGTACAACGGCTTTCCGACTATCCGCGACACATGGTCGCTTTGGGCGATTGCCGCAGCAATCGTCTCCGGCTGCATCGCCATCCTCACACAGATTCCATGACGTCGAACCGGAAGTACGTTCGTCAGAAATCAGAGCGCGACCGAGAAGCGGAGCGCGAGATGTACCGCAACCCGCACGGGCCGCACCTCGTCACACCGGGCCCAGCGGCACCGGCCCATGTTCTCGAAGATCGCGCGCGCCGCGTTCTCGCCGTGAAGTCTCTCACCGCCGAAATCTGCGGCGACCCAGCACCAGGTCAGTCAGCCCTCGACAAGAAGCGAGCAGCACAGTGTTCCGCAACATCCACGCAAGCGGGCAGCGCCACCATCGCGAGAACCTTCGCGCTCTCGCAAAGCGGCAACGCGCTGACGAACGCCTAGCTCTCGCCGCAGCCAAGCGTGATCGCCGCAACGGCAAGCGCGCCGGCGAAGTGGAACGTCAGGCTGAAATGGATGCGTTCAAGGTCAATGCTGATGAGCTGGCTCGCGCTTATCGGCGACTTGATCACCTGCTGGGTAACTGACCTCAGCGGCGCCGATCGCCTCGAGTACGACGGCCGCACGTCTTGACGGTGGCTGTCGATCGAGGGCTGACTGCAACAAGGGATCGGGCAAGACGAAGTAGCGGAGATCCGCGGCCCCGTACAATTCCAGCATTGAGGCAGTCAGCTCGCTCCGCAAGAACGCGATGTAGCGTTCGGTCAGTTGCCGGGTTGCCCCGTCGTCACCCGAGTGCATAGGCCGTCCCCGATAGGGTTTTCTGGTCGAGTGTCCAGTCTGTCAGCTTTGTGTTCGCCATGCGACAGAATTTTTAACTGGCCGTTCAGGAGTGCGTTTCAGTGTCTAAAGCGAAAGCCGCGGCGGCTGGTGTACCTGCCGCAACTGTCGAGGTGCGACAGATTGCGTCCCTGACTGCCGATCCACGCAACGCGCGCCGCCACAGCGAAGCGCAAATCTCGCAGATCGTCGGCGCAATCGAGCGTTTCGGCTATGTCGAGATGCTGGTGGTGCGACCAGACGGCCAAATCATCGGCGGTCACGCGCGTCTCGAAGCCCTCAAGCGGATGGAGCGCACCGAGGTAGAGTGCCGGGTGATCGATGGTTTATCCGAAGCCGGTTACAAAGCGTTAGGGCTAGCTCTAAACAAAATCGGCGAGAACAGCCGGTGGGATGATGAAATCCTGCGCGGTGTGCTGCTCGAACTGCAGGACGAAGGAGAAGATGCCCTCGTCCTCGGTTTTTCGCCCGGCGAGCTCAAGGGCCTGCTCGACGAACCAGCCGATCTGGAAGTCCGCGAAATCGAGACCGGCCCGGTCGACGATGAGTTCTGGATCAGCCTTCGCGGTCCCCTCGCCCATCAGGCAAAAGTGCTTAGAATTTTACAGGATGCGATGAAGCCGTTCGCCGGCGTCACCGTCGAACAGGGCACCATCAACCTCGGGTAACAGTATGTCCGCACAGTTCAGTCCAGGCGATGTCGTGCGCTTGAAGTCCGGTTCCACGCCGAAGATGACCGTCGAGGCGGTGTCGGATACAGGCCTGCGCGTCGAATGCGTATGGTTCGAGGGCGACACGGTCCGGCGTGGCCCATTCCTCGCCGCCACACTGAAAGCTGCCTGAGCCACACCACCAGCACCAAGGTTGCGTCAATGAGCGTCCACGTCAAGCAGTCAGGTAAGGTCAAGTTCTTCTCGGAGCAAAAGGGGTTCGGGTTCATCATCCCCGACGACAAGTCGATGGATGTGTTCGTGCATCGCACCGACCTGGTCGGCAACGAAATGCTGCTCGTCGACCAGCGCGTGACCTACGAGCTCGGTTCGTCGAACAAGGGCGATGGGCGCAAGGCGATCAACGTCACGGTGGTCTGATGTCCCTCGACAAGAAGGGGCCGGGGAAGACAGACAATAATCGGCAGGCATTCCGTGCGAAGGTTGAGATTCGACGTCGCGTCCTGGAAGTTGTCGGGCGTGATGTCGTAGTCTTCGATGCCTTCGCTGGCTCCGGCGAAATGTATTCCGCGGTCTGGAAAGACGCGAAGGGCTATACCGGCTGCGATCTCAAGCCGCAGCGCGACGGCCGCCTCATGTTCGCGGCCGACAATCGCCGCGTGTTGCGCGTCGCTAACCTGGCCGAGTTTAGCCTCTTCGACCTCGATGCCTACGGCTCGCCGTGGCATCAGGCCATCATCATTGCCGATCGGCGGCGCGTCGCGCCGGGGGAGCTTTTCGGGTTGGTCCTGACCGAGGGCGGCGGGTTCGCTTACAAGTCGAACATCATCCCAGAAGCCATTGGCCTGCTGACAGGGTTGAAAACCGGCATCGTAGGACTGAGCAAGAAACAGGACGCGGTGATCGCGAAGGCCATCGCAGGCCTCGCGCGCCGGATGAACTGCACCATCGAAAAGCAGTGGCAGGCCGAAGGCAAGACCGGGGCCGCCATGCGGTACATCGGGCTGGTGCTCAAGGGAAAGGGTTAGAGCTCCAATTCGTAGATTGCTTCAAGGCCATCGATGTCTTCATCGATCTTCACCCACTCCAACGTCAAGTCCGCCACTTTCGCTGCGCTGTCCTCGTGTTCTTTGATGGCTCTCTCGTAGTGGCTGCGTGCGAGCGCCCTCAGTCGCTCGAAGGTTGTCTTATCGATCATATTGGCCTCAATCGTTGTACGGGTCTGGCGTCCACGACCAGACCCAGCTGAGAAACCACCACGCTCCCACGATGGCCATCGTCAGCGCAACAATGCCGACCAGCGCCACGTAAAGCAGGAGTTCGGCGGGCGTCATTTGGTCTGCTCGTGGTCAATCGGGTTGATCGAGGGAGCCGACGGGTCTGGCTGTGTTCTGCGGACCAGCCATTGAAGCCGCGCGAGGATAGCAGAGATTTTCTGTTTCATCGCCCTGCCCTCAGTGATGCTGCGGCACGCGCAACGGGTTGTGGTAGTTGGCTGGTAAGAATTTTTGGAGATCGCGTTTTATGTAGTGGGCTTTGCCCAGCTGGTGCAGCCGGTCGATCATCCGGTGGGTGTAGCCTTCCCAATCAGTGGTCTTCGTGATCGGCAGATAGTTGACCCTGCCGACTTTGTAGAGATCGACGAACGAATGCGTCGCCTCGACGATTGAGAGGCTGGCTTCAACGTCGATTGTGGGCTCGAGACTGACCCACGTGTAGATGCCCTTTTCGTGGAAGGCCTTGAGCGCGTTCATCCGGTCCCCCGGCATCGCAGCGCCACTCTCCCACTTCTGCGAAAACCTGTCATCCAGGCTCGTGAGTGTCGACGCGAAGGCGTCCCGGTCCGGTCTGAACAAGTCGATATCGCGCAGCGCGCGCGTGCCGCCCTTGGTCAGCGCGCAGATGCCGAGGCCGTGTTCGATCATGAGTTCGAACGACTGCCGCGTCAGCGTGCTATCGCCGGGATGGTATGGGTCTGACGTGAACGAGATCATCACCTGTTCGGTGATGCCGGCCGCTTTGTACTTCACCGCATCCTTGCGCAGATGCGTGAGATAGTTGGCGCGATCAACAGCGCCGGCGTTGAATTCGCCGCGATCCTGTTTCGTGACGCGCGGCACATAGCAGTACGCGCACTTATGGCCGCAGCCTCGATAGGGGTTCGCCGCGAGTGCCGAGTATTCGCCCGCCTGTCCGCGCGGCGGATAGATGAAGCTGCAGCCCTTGATTGAAATGCCGTCGTCGTTCAGCGCCGGTGCCGACAATGCCGCCTCCTCTGAGTTCGTGTTAAGTCTCAGATTGTGCTCTCATGTCTCTGTCTTTTCTACTCTTTTTGTAACCTTCACTCTACTGTCAGTTCTGCTTGAGGTCTGCTGTGCCGAAAAGGAAGTCTCCTCCGGTCGACTTGGAAGACGAAGATACGGGCGGCCGAAAGCGCGTGCGAATCGATGAAGTAAGCTTTGCGCAGGCCGCAAAGCTTCAATGTACTGTCGAAGAACTTGCTGCGTTCTTCGACGTGTCGCTTCGGACCATGAAGCGTCGCCTTGCCGAACCGAAGTATCGCGATCTGTTCAACCGCGCGCAGAACCTCGGCAAGCTCAGCATCAAACGCCAGTCGTTCAAGCATATGCAGATGGCGAACAGCGCCGGTGTGCAAATGACCATTCACCTGAGGAAGGTCCACCTCGGTGAAACCGACAAGGCGCTGCTCGAGCTCACCGGCAAGGGCGGCGGGCCCATCGAGACCGTCACCGGCAAGATGACGCCGCAACAGGCTGCCGCTGCTTATGCCAGTACCCTTTCAGGTTCCAGCAACGGTTAAACGCGAGAGCTGGCCACCGGATTACGTTTCGGTTTGGGCTTGGCGCCAGGCGCAGCTGCTCAAGATCAGATCCTCGCCCGACATGCTTGTCGGCGCGCTGGAATTCTATCGCACGCACCCGATCGAGTTCATCAACCATTGGTGCGATACCTACGATCCTCGTAACGCCGGCACAGATACACCGGCTCGCATGCCGTTCATTCTGTTCGAGCGGCAAGAAGACCTCGTCACGTTCCTGCTCGATTGCCTCAACGGAGAGGAAAGCGGCCTCGTCGAGAAATGCCGCGACATGGGCGCGACGTGGGTTTGCGTTGCCTTCACAGTCTGGCTCTGGCGGTTCTCGCCCGGAACGTCGATCGGCTGGGGCAGCCGCGAACAAGACCTCGTCGACAAGCTAGGCGACACCGACAGCATCTTCGAAAAGATTCGAATGCTGATCCGCGGCCTGCCGTCCGAGTTCCTGCCCGTTGGGTTCAACCCCAACGTCCACATGTCGTTCATGAAGGTGGTCAATCCGGAAACGGATGCGACCATCACCGGCGACACTGGCGACAACATCGGTCGCGGTGGTCGAAAGCGGATTTTCTTCAAGGACGAGTCGGCGCACTACAAGCGGCCCGAGAAGATCGAAGCGGCGCTCGCCGACAACACCCGCGTCCAAATCGATATCAGTTCCGTCAATGGCCCGGGAAACGTCTTTCACCGGCGCCGTGAGGCCGGGTTCGACTGGCAACGTGGCGTCCCGATTGAGAAGGGCCGGACGCAAGTCCTTGTGATGGACTGGCGCGACCATCCGGCCAAATCTCAGGAATGGTACGACATGCGCCGCAAGAAGGCGGTCGACGACGGCCTGCTGCATGTCTTTGCACAGGAAGTCGATCGAAACTACTTCGCCGCAATTGAAGGCGTGGTCATTCCTGCCGAGTGGGTCAAGGCCGCGATCGGCGCGCACGAGGCCCTGGGCTTCGATGACAGCGGCGGCTGGGTTGCCGCGCTGGACGTTGCCGACGGTGGTGGCGACACGAACGCGCTGGCAAAGCGCAAGGGCGTCATCCTCAAGAGCGTCGAAGAATGGGGCGAGCGCGATACCGCGATCACCGCGCGCCGCGCCGTTGATGGTTGCCGAAACCTCGGAAAGATCGATCTGCAGTACGATTGCATCGGCATAGGCGCCGGCATCAAGGGGGAAACAAACCGCCTGATCGACGAAAAGCTGATGCCGAGGGACATCTTCCTTGTGCCTTGGAACGCCGGCGACGAGGTGCTGCACCCCGATAGGCACCTCATCGATGGCGACAAGCAGTCGCCGATCAACAAAGATTTTTACCAGAACCTGAAGGCTCAGGCGTGGTGGGAAGTGCGCCGCCGATTCGAAAGGACGTGGCGCGCCGTTCAAAAGCGCAAAGGCGATGCTGAACACGCGAACTTCACATACCAGCCGGACGAACTCATCAGTCTGCCGCGCGATCTGCCGAACCTGCGCAAGATCGAAAAAGAGCTAAGCCAGCCGACCGCTGGACTCAGTAGCAGCATGAAAATGCTCATCGACAAGACGCCGGAAGGCACGAAGTCCCCCAACCTTGCGGATGCGATCATCATGGCGTTCTGGCCGATACCAGTTAAGCGGCCGATGGTGATTTCTCCGGAAATGCTGGCGCGCTCGCGACAGCCGATGATGAGGCGTCGGTGAAGAAAAGCCGGAAAAAGCTCGTGAAGCAAATCGCCACTCAGATCGCGATGACATTCATGGAGCAAGCCGTTGCACGTCCTCGGCGCGCGCCGGCGAAGAAGCCGCGCGCTGCTGCGAAGGCAAAGCCGGTTGCCACGGCTGCGCCCGCTCCTGCAGTCCTGTCTCGCAGGCCGATCAGGATCACGCCTGACATCCTGCAGAGGTCAAAGCAGAACACGCGCAGGCCTGCGACAGCGCCTACAACCACTCCGTTTCGCCTGCCCGACTTCCCGAAGTCGGCGATCCCCGACAATGACGGGATGGCGAAGGACGAGAACATTACGAACGTCAACGCCTTTGCAAACTCGGCATGGGGCAACATCGCGAATTCGGCGTTCGTCGAAGGTGTCACGTTCCTCGGATACACGTACCTGGCCGAACTGGCTCAGCGTCCGGAATACCGCGTCATCAGCGAGACCATCGCGACGGAAATGACCCGCAAGTGGATCAAGCTGCAGGTCAAGGGCGACACCGACAAGACCAGGCAGATTGAGGAACTGAATGAGGAACTGGACCGCCTCCGCGTGCGGGACATGTTCTGCAAACTCTGCGAGGTCGACGGTCTGTTCGGCCGCGCGCATCTGTACATCGACACCGGCAAGACGGACGACCCGGCGGAGCTCAAGACGCCGATCGGCGACGGCTTCGACAAGATGTCGGAAGGCAAATTCGCCAAAGGCGACTTCAAGCGCCTCGCGGTCGTCGAGCCGATCTGGTGTTATCCGGCATCGTACAACTCGAACGACCCGCTCAAGGAAGATTGGTACAATCCGCAGGGCTGGTTCGTTCAGGGCAAGGAAGTCCACGTCTCTCGGCTGCTGCGCTTTGTCGGCCGCGAAGTGCCGGACATGCTCAAGCCGGCATACGCGTTCGGCGGTCTCGCCATGTCCCAGATGGCCAAGCCCTATGTCGACAACTGGCTCGGCGTGCGCCAGAGCGTTGCCGACATCGTCCAGGCATTCTCAGTCTTCGTGCTCAGCACCAACATGGGCGCCGACCTGTCGCCGCAGGGTAACGAGCTTTTCGACCGCGTCGACCTGTTCAACAACATCCGCAACAATCGCGGGACGATGGTGCTGGACAAGGAAAGCGAGGAATTCCAGAACGTCGCGGCTCCGCTAGGAACGCTGGACGCACTGCAGGCTCAGGCACAGGAACACATGGCGGCCGTCAGCCGCATTCCGCTGGTCAAGCTGCTCGGCATATCGCCGCACGGTCTGAATGGCACCGCAGAGCCCGAGATCCGCGTTTTCTACGATTCGATCCACGCATTTCAGGAGAAGTTCTTTACGCGCCACCTGCGCACCGTGATCGCGTTCGCCCAGATCAACATTTGGGGCAAGGTCGATCCGGATATCTCGTTCATCTACGAGCCGCTTTGGTCGCTCGACGAAAAGGGGCAAGCCGAAGTCGACAAGATCAAAGCCGAGACCGGCCAGATCCTCATCGATGACGGCACGCTGCACCCCGAAGAAGAACGCGCGCGCATCGCCAGCGATCCTGATACGCCATATCCCGGCCTCGACGTGGATGACGTGCCGGAGCCGCCTGCTGATGAAAATACGGACGGCGATATCGACGCCGCCGGTGACGACGAGGAATCGGAAGACGACGAGGACAGCGGCGAGACCCGCAAGGCGGCGTAACCCCGGTGGCTGCAGTATCCAGAAAAGACAAGGTGCTGCGTCCGGTCCACGCGAATGCAGGCACCGCGGCCGCGTATCGGCGCAAGCTGCAGAAGCTCGTTGACGAAATGAACGACTCGGTCGTCTTCTGGCTGAAGTCGTCATATCGCAACAACGAGCCGATCATTGCGCAAGACGACGTGTTGCCGTCGACCGCGCTGCGCGCCGCCGTCAAGCGGCTCGCGGACAGATGGCAGCGCAAGTTCAATGAAGCCGCCCCTGCCCTGGCCGACTGGTTCGCGACCGACGTTACCGCGCGATCGGATTCCGCGCTGCGCTCGATCCTGCGTCAGGCTGGCATCAGCGTGCGGTTCAAGATGACGCCGGCAGCACGCGATATCATGCAGGCGACGATCAATCAGCAGGTCTCGCTGATCAAGTCGATCCCCAGCCGGTACTTCACGCAGATCGAAGGCATCGTCATGCGGTCGGTGCAGAATGGCCGTGACCTAGGCCAGCTGACCACCGATCTGCAAGACCAATTCGGCATCACGAAGCGCCGCGCTGCCTTCATTGCGCGAGACCAGAACAACAAGGCGACCGCGTCGATGAACCGCGCGCGCCAAGACGAGATCGGCGTCACGGAAGCAATTTGGGTTCACAGCGGCGGCGGGAAGCATCCGCGCCCCACGCACCTGAAAGCCGGTCGCGAGAAAACCCGTTACGACATCAAGGAGGGTTGGCTCGATCCAGCCCTTGGCCGTCACATCTTCCCCGGCGAAGAGCCGAACTGCCGATGTGTCAGCAAATCCATCATCCCGGGATTTTAACCAGCAGTAGGACAGCACCATGGACAACGGCGACGGAACGCAAAAGCAATCGATTGATCTCACAGCGCCGGCAGACGCTTCGACGCAAGTCTCCGGAACGACGGCCGATGTTGCTGCACCAGCAGCACCCACGTCGGGTTCGGCGGGACCGGAAGTAGTTGAAGGCGCCTACGAGGTCACCGGCGACGAGACCGAACCCAAGGCGGACGAGCCGCTTACCATGGACGTGCTCGACCGCAAGCTCGAAGAAATCCGAGTCCAGATCGTCGCGGCGTTCAGCGAGGACCAGGTCAATGCGCTTCTGTCGAAGCTGCAGGAAGAACTGACCGCGCACATGCAGACGATCGACGAGAGCATGAACGCGTTCCTCCGCGAGCATGTCGACCCGCTCAGAGAGCAGATTGCCGACTTGCGCAACTCGATCGCCCTGCCCGCGCCGACTTTCGTGCCCGAGGGTGGGTCTGGTGGTGCCGGCTACGGTGCAGCCGGTGGCGCGGGAGGCGCGGCCAACAGCGACCTTGATAGCCGCGTCAGGGTTCTCGAAGCCAAAATGAAGTTCATGTAACCGAGCGAGATCAACGCAGATGAAGATCGCCGCCGGCGTCATGTATATCGCTCCAGATGGCGATATCCTGCTGCTGCGGCGGTCGACGGCTGAGAAGAACTTCGGCGGTCATTGGGCTCTGCCCGGTGGCGGTGCCGAGGACGGCGAGACGCCGGACCAGTGCGCCGTCCGCGAATGTCTCGAGGAAATCGGCCTCACGCCTCCCGGTTCGCGTGTCCAGATCGACGAATGTGAGACGCCGAACGGGTGGACCTTTTACACCTTTGCGCATCGCGTCGACGCCAAGTTCGTTCCGGTGCTCAACGACGAGCATTCGGGCTACGCGTGGGCACCGCGCGAGATGCTGCCGGAGCCGATGCACCCAGCCGTCAAAGGCACCATCGAGCGGTGCGCCGAAATCATCGTGAAGCCGCATGCGATGGACGCCGCGATGGCGTTCGACCGGTCGATCATGACGGGAGAGCAGCAGCTGCGTCAGGGCCTCGCCTTCGACCGCGCCACTGCGACGGTCCGCTCGATCGACGCCAACGGCAACATGCACGTTGAAGTCAGCAACATCAGCAAGGCGACGGTCAATCCGTATTTCGGCCACGAGATTCCGAACTTCAAGGAACTCGGTCTAGAGCCTGGCCGCGTCTACCAGCTGCTGCGAGATCCGGAAGAGCTACGCAAGGCAGCGCACACCTTCAACAACATCCCGCTGCTCGATCAGCACGTCGCGGTCAGTGCGGAAAGCCACAAGCCCGAGCATATCGTCGGATCGACGGGCACCGATGCCGAGTATGCCCACCCCTTCCTGCGCAACAGCCTCGTTGTCTGGGCGAAGAAGGGCATCGACGCAGTTCAGTCAGAGAAAAAGAAGGAACTGTCGAGCGCGTACCGATACCGCGCCGATATGACCCCCGGAGTATTTGAGGGGCAGAAATACGACGGTGTCATGCGTGACATCAAAGGCAACCACGTTGCACTCGTCGAAGAAGGCCGCGCCGGATCGGACGTCGTGGTTGGTGATTCAGTCAACCCAGCAATTCAGGAGAGATTTGCAATGTCTAAGAACATCCTGTCCCGCAAGGCTACCGTCGCTCAGGGCGCTTTGATGGTTTACCTCCAGCCGCTGCTCGCGATGGACGCGAAGATTGACCTTGGCGCAGGCCTCAAGGGCATCAACGCCAAGAACTTCGCGAAGAAGAAGGGCACCCTCACCGCCTTTGTCACGAAGTCTGTCGAAGGCAAGCTCGCGCAGGACGCATCGCTCGACGGCCTGGAGAAGGTCATCGACATGATCGAAAAGACCGAGGTCGCCGGCGCCGACGAATTCCCGGACAAGGACGACAAGAAGGACGCAAAGGCGGAAGACGGCGACATGGATGACGACGAGACCGCCGAGGACGAAGAGACCGAAACCGAAGAGGAAAAGGCGGCGCGGCTGAAAAAGGAAGCCAAGGACAAGAAGGCGGCCGACAAGAAGGCCGCTGACGAAGCCGCCAAGAAGGACGAGGACGAAAAGAAGGCGATGGACGAGCGCATCAAACTCGCAACCGATCAGGCGATCGCGGGCGAACGCAAGAACCAGCAGGCCATCACCGAGGCGCGCGAGAAGGTGCGCCCGTATGTCGGCAGCCTCGTGATGGCGTTTGACAGCGCCGGCGCGGTCTACCGTCACGTCCTCACTGCGATGGGCAAGGACGTCACCGCGGTCAAGGACGATGCCGCGCTGCCGATCATCCTCGAAGCCATCCCGGTGCCGGGCGTCGGTCAGCAGAAGAAAACGACCCTCGCCATGGACGCGGCTCAGACCAAGAGCTTCGCGGAACGCTTCCCGCACGCGTCCAAGATCCGCGTCAGCGCCTAAACCCCAACACTACGGTCCAGACAGACATAGCGCCGGAGGCTTTTGCGTCCGGCGTCCACCCCGCTTTTTCCGAAAGGATACCTCCACATGACTGGCTTCCAGACCAGAGTAACCGTTCAGCCGGCCATCGGCGTCGAAGGTGATTTCGCGAGCGCGAATCCGCGTTTCTCGGTCATCGCCGGTGCCGGTGCGTTCATCGCAGGCCTCGAAGGCGTGAAGATCGGCCGCTTCGCATGGGCAAGCATGCAGGCCGTCGACTCCGAGGGTGCGCCAGCCATCGTTGACAGCTTCGGCGCCGGTCCGGTGACCGGCTTCGTCACCCGCAACATGCAGGCCCTGCTGACGCAGTATCTGCAGGAATCCAGCATGATCATTCCGTCGGGTTTCGGCGTCACGCTGATGAACGGCGGCGACTTCCTCGTTAAGAACCGTGGCGCCAATCAGGCCCTCATCGGCATGAAGGCTTATGCAAACGTGCGCGACGGCAGCGTGTCGTTCGCTCCAACCGGATCGCCATCCGGCGGCGGCACGTCGACCGCGTCCACGATCGCCGCTGGCACGAACTCGGCCAACGGCAACATCCAGGGCAACGTCTTCACCGCGACCGACACGCTGACCGGCGTGCTCTACAACGGCTCACTGCTCACCGGCACCGGCGTTGCAACCGGCACCACCATCGTCGAGCAGCTGCTGCCGTTGCTGCCGGGTGAAGCTCTGCGCGGTCTCGGCCGGTACGCGGTCAGCATCCCTGAGCAGAACGTCACCGCGACGCTGATCAGCGGCACCTATGGCCTCTTGACCATCGGTGGCACCGTCGCCGGCATCTACGCCAAGGGCCAGCCGGTTTCTGGCGGCGGCACCGCTGCGGGCACGATCATCACCGACGTCGGCACCGGTCTTGGCCTTGCCGGTACCTACATCGTCAACAAGACCCAGACCGTCGGTTCCGGCGCGATCAACACCGCCGACACCGTCGAAACCAAATGGATCGCGATGTCTCCCGGTCTTGCCGGAGAGATCATCAAGATCAGCGATCACCCGCTCGGCTAGTCCCCTCCGCGCATCCCCTGTTTCCCTCAATCAATCGAACCGAGCGGAGCTCGGCTAGAAGGAGCATCAGATGAGACTTAACGAAGCGATGGAGTCCTACGCCCGCGACTCCGCAATGTTCGAGCGCCTGGGCGTGATTACGCCCGGCGTGCGCGCCTACATCACTGAAGAGTTGCGCGGCAACTATCTCGCGATGGACGCGCAGCCCGATCTGCAGACCGCGGCAAACGCCGGCATCCCGTCGTGGCTGACCACGTTCATCGATCCGGCCATCTACGACATCCTGTTCGCGCCGACGCAAGCCGCCGAAGTCATCGGCGAGGAACGCAAGGGCGACTGGACGACGCAGACCGCGATGTTCCAGACCGTCGAACACACCGTCGAGGTGTCGACCTACGGCGATTTCAACGAAAACGGCCGCGCATCCGTCAACACCAACTGGCCCCAGCGCCAGTCGTACCTGTTTCAGGTGATGATGGAGTACGGCGACCTTGAGATCGAGCGCGCCGGTATCGGCCGTCTCAATCTCATCGGTGCCCTCGATGCAGCGGCGGCCGACGGTCTCAATCGGTTCTCGAACCTGTCATACTTCTACGGCGTCGAGGGCCTTGAGAACTATGGCCTTCTCAACGATCCGAACCTCGGCGCTCCTCTGGCGCCAGCGGTAAAGGCAAACGGCGGTACCGGATGGTTCACCGCCGATGGCCACCCGAACGCGACGGCGAACGAGGTCTATAACGATATCGTCGCGATCTATCAGCAGCTTGTCGCGCAGAACAACGGCATGGTCGACAAAAAGACCCCGCTGACGCTGGCAATGTCGCCGGCGTCGGAGGTTGCGTTGACCTTCACCAACGCGTTCGCCGTCAACGTAGAGGACCTGTTGAAGAAAAACTTCCCAGGTCTTCGCGTCGTCACTGCGGTCCAGTACGGCGAACTCACGCCGGACAACCCGCAGGGCGTGGCAGCTGGCAACTTCATCCAGATGATCGCGACCACGATCAAGGCTCAGAAGACCGGATTCTGCGCCTTCAACGAAAAGCTCCGTGCTCATCCGATCATCCGAGCGACGTCGTCGTACAAGCAGAAGAAGACGGCCGGCACGTTCGGCGCTGTTATCCGCATGCCCATCGCATTTTCGTCGATGGTCGGCGTCTAACGTCAACAGGACGGGGCGGCTTATGCCGCCCCAGCAGTTCAACATCAAACAGTCAGGAGTTCACCGTTATGTCGACCGCGAAAGAAGAACTGCCGGAATCCGGCACTGTCACCGTCGCCTGCAAGCTGCCGCACGGCATCATAATTCGGGATCGCATTGAAAGCTCGGTAAACGAGAACATTCTGGGCGGCGGCACTCGCAAGGTGAAAGTGTTCCGGCCGACTGGACCGCGCATTCGCATCAAAGGCCCCACGGTACCATCGGTCTTTATCCGTCACGTCGAGGTTGTCGGTGGCTATGCCATTACCGAAGGCGTGGACGCAAAAATCTTCAAGCAGTTCATGAAGGACAATCAGGATTCGCCCTTCGTCAGGAATTTTCTGATTTACGGCGACGAAAGCCGCGACAAGGTGCTCGGCTGGGCCAAAGAGCGAGCCGAGATCAAGAGCGGCGTCGAGGCATTGGACGTAAGCCTGACCGTCAAGGAAGGCCGCCAGGTCTTCAAGGACGAACGCATCGCCAGATCCGGCGCTGATCAGGTAACCGACGGCAAACTCGAAGCGGCTGTCGCCTAACTCGCCTGAACCACGCGGAGCATTGCCATGGGCGTAGTCGTTCAATTTGACTACGGCCTCTGGCAATCGCTCTACGGTATGACCCGCGTCAGCTTTCCGCAGGCGAAAGGCTACTTCGATATCGCCACGACGATCCATCGCAACGATGGCGGCGGACCGGTCAACACCGCGGACCAGCAGCTGGCGCTGCTCAACATGCTGACCGCTCATATCGCCAAGCTGTTCGCGCCGCCGACGACCGGCGGCTCCGGCGGGCTTGTCGGCCGCATCAACAGCGCCACCGAAGGCTCCGTTTCGGTGCAAGCCGCCTACTCGAACAATGTCTCTGAACAGATGGCATGGTTCATCCAAACCCAATACGGCGCGATGTACTGGAGCGCGACAGCGCCGTTCAGGCGAGCGCGCTACGTCGGAAACCTGCGCGGGCGAGGCACGGTCGGCCCTCCTGGATACGGTTATTAGCCTCAACTCGTCACTGACAGGGATCATTCGATGACCGGACTCTCAACCTACACCGCTCAGAACGAAATGAACTGGATCGCGGGTCTGACGGCGCAGCCGGCTCTCCCCTCCGTCTTCATGGCGCTGTTCACCGCGTCGGGTGCCGACGACGGTACAGGCTTCACCGAAGTCAGCGGCGGCTCGTATGCCCGCGTGCAGGTCGGTGGCAACGCGGCGACGAACAACACCACGGCAGCGGGCAACGCGGTCCTGAACTTCGCCTCGGTCCCGGCGTGGATCGTGCCGGGCATGACGGTCTACAACGCTTCCGCTCCGTCGACGATTTCAGCCGGCACGACGGTGCTGTCGAAGACCGCCACCACGGTCACGATGAGCGCCAATGCGACAGGTGCCGGCGTCGGCAACGGTGCAACGATCAACTTCTCGGCGTTCAGCGCGGCAAGCTCTGCGTCGCCATCGGTGCTGACCAACAGCGCGATCATCACCTTACCGGCCGCTACGGCGAACTGGGGCACGGTGGTGTCATGGGGCCTCTATGACGCCTTGAACTCGGGCAACCTGCTGTTGTGGGATTGGCTCGGCAACTTCAACTGGCTGCCGTGTACGATCACGTCCGCATCGCCGGGCGTCTTCACCGCGAAGGCAAACGGCTACGCGAACGGCGACAACGTGGTGTTTTCGGTCGAGTATGGCGGCACGGCTCCGACCGGCCTCACGCCGGGCAACACCATCCAGACCGTCGCTGGCGCGGCAACCGACAGCTTCAACGTCGGCGTCAACACGTCGTCGACCGGATCGGGCAATGTCCGCAAGATCACGCAGCAGTCGATCCCAAGCGGCGTGACGGCATCCTTCGCTGCATCTGCGCTGGTTGCGACCGCTGCCTAAATGAAGCGGGTTGGCGAGGACCGGAATCCGGCCGACCCGCTTAAACTACGCCGTAAGGCGCGGCGCACGCGCGTCCTCGCGACGCTCGTTGTAGGCAGCACGCTTCTTACACTCTCGTACCGGGACACGCAGAAGCATCCCGGCGCCGGCGAGCAGCAGCGCGAAGCGGTCATCACGACCGCGGTGCTCAAGAACGACAACTCGCTGAAGTCGGTCGACGAGCAGGTTCTAAGCGTCGTCATCTTCCTGACCAGCGGCACGACCTGGACCGTGCCGTCCGACTGGAACAACGCCAACAATAGCATCGAGTGTATCGGTGGTGGTGGTGGCGGTTCGGGCGGAAACAGCGGCAGCACCGCGGGCGGTGGTGGTGGCGGTGGCGGCGAGTGGCGATCGTCATCGAATGTCTCCCTCACGCCGAGCGCTAGCGTTCCGGTTGCCATCGGCGCTGGCGGACCTGGCGGTGCCAACAATGCAAACGGCACGTCTGGCGGCGCTACCACATTCAACACGTCGACCATCATTGCGAATGGCGGCATCCGCGGTCTTGTCGGATCGCCTTCGACGGGCGGCGCTGGCGGCTCGGGCGGCACCGGAACATCTGGAAATAATGGTGGCACCGGTGGAAACGGTGCCAGCGTCACGAATGGCGGCGGCGGCGGTGGTGGTGCCGGATCGATTAATGGCGCGGGAAGGAATGGCGGCAGTTCTGTCGCTTCCAACGGCTCCGGAGGCGGTGGCGGCGGCGCAGGTGGTGCAAGTTCATCGGCCGGATCGAACGGCGCGGCCGGCACCAACTCAGCAGGCGGCAACGGCGGCAATGGTCCTCTCGGCACCGGCGGCGGCGCGGGCGGCACGACTGCTGGCGCGAGCGGTGTCGCCGGATCGAATGGCGGCGGTGGTGGCGGTGGCTCCAACGGCTTCGCAGGCTCTGGCAACGGCATCGCTGGCGACGGCGGTCCCGGCACGAATTACGACGCGACGCACGGCTCCGGCGGTGGTGGTGGTGGTGCTGGCCTAGGCGCGGGCACTATCGGTCGCAACGGCGGCGCTGGCGGTCTCTATGGCGGCGGTGGCGGCGGTGCGACGAACAACGCCGGAAACGGCGGTGCAGGCGCGCAAGGCCTGATCGTCATCACCTATGTGCCCGTCACGCTGCTGCTCGGCCGCACGAAAGTCATGGTCAGCGCGCGCGCGATCATGTCGCAAAGAACGTCCCTGCTTGGTGCAACCAAGGCACAGGTGAAGGCGCGGAACGCCGGGGTTACGCAGTTCATCTATGGCACCGGCGCTGTGCGGGCCAATGCTAAGGCGACCGGCTCCTTTGCAACGAATGTCGGTGCGCGCACTCGCGCGCAGGTCGCGGCGCGCTTGTCTGGTTCGTTCACGACTCCGCTGCAGGCGCGCACGCAGTCCCAGGTGAAAGGCCGCGCCAACATCTTCTTCGGCGCGGTGCTGCAGGCGCGCGCGCAGATCAAGGTCACGGCCTCGGCGCTGGCGGCTGGTGTGGTCGGTCTGACCGGATCGACGAAGGCTGCGGTGAAGATCGCCGCGTTGCCGACCTATGCCATCTTCATCGCGGCAGTTTCGGCCGTGCGTGTGAAGGCCGCGGCCGCATTCAATACGCCATTTGCTCTCTCGCTGTCCGCAGCGACGAAAGCGGTGGTCAGGTCTGCCGCACAGATCGCCGGCTCCACGAGATTGTCAGGCCGCACGGCAAGCCGGGTTGCAGGCAAAGCTGGATCCACGGCAAGAACGGCGCTGTTCGGTAAAACCGAAGCGACGTTCAGGGCGAGAGCCCGCCCCGAAGGCGCGGCGCGATTGTTCGGTCGCGCAAAGGCAGCGTTCAGGGCCGATGCAAAGCCGAACTATACCGCGCTGCTCAGGGGCAGGTCTGCTGCGCAGGTGAAATCGCGTAGCAGGTTCACCGGCCTCATCGCACTGCTGGGAAGATCGCAGGCCCAGGTCAAGTCGAGAACAACTCTCTCGGCAAAGATCAATCTGCTGGCGATGCGCGCGCGCACTCGCGCGCAGGTCGCGGCCAGGGCTGTTCTGTCTCCCCTCGCCGTCGGCCTCGCAGCGCGCGCAAAGGCCGCTTTCACCGGACGAGGCCTGATCGCGACGCATGTGCCGCCGTTTGTACCGGCCTGCAGATTTGTCGTTGTCCCGTTCGTCAGCCGGTCGGTGACTGTGCCGTGGGGGGAGGATTCAAAAATTGTCGTTCGCCCGAAGAGGTCCGTCACGGTGCCGTGCGGAGGCTACACCATGAACCTGCAATGGCCGCCGAAGTCGCCGGAAGAGGTCAACGACTACGATGTCGTGTGGAGCGAGGCGCTTTGCGACGGCGACACCATTCTCACGTCGATATGGAGTTCGTCCCCTGCGGGCATCACCATCGAAAATGATTCCCACTCCCCGACCATCACCAAGGTGTGGCTCTCCGGTGGCGTTGTCGGCCAGAACTATGCGTTCGTGAACACGATCACCACGGTTCAGGGCCGCACGCTGGACCAGACCATCAACATCTACGTGGAAGCGACCTGAGCCATGGCCAGCATCAGCGGCGGCAACAAGCTTGAGGCCGCGCTGAAAGCCATATCTGCAAAGATCAACCGGCCCGGGACATTGCGCGTCGGGTTTCTCGAAGGCGCGACGTATCCAGACGGAACATCGATTCCGATGGTTGCAGCAGTAAACGAATTTGGCGCACCCAGTCGCGGCATCCCGCCGCGACCGTTTTTCCGCACCATGGTCGCTGACAAGAGTAGCACTTGGGGCAAAGCCATCGAAGAAAACCTCGTTCAAAAAAACTATGACGTCGAAGCGACTTTGATGATCGTCGGTGAAGGCATCAAGGACCAGTTGCAGCAGTCGATCCTCGAACTGACCAGCCCGCCCCTCAAGGAATCAACGATCGCTAGGAAGGGCTTCGACAAGCCGCTTATCCACCACAACGACATGATCAACAGCGCCGGATTCGAAGTGAAAACGGACTGAACCGGAGACGAACCATGCTCAAGAAATTGCTTCTTCCAGTAGTAGCCGCACTCATCGCGGCCACCGTCTCGGCCTCGGCGCTCGTCCTGTGGTCGTCGTCGAAGGGCGACATCAACATTCCTGGCCTCGGGACGTCGACCATCGACGGCATGGCGATCGGCAACACCACCCGCTCGTCGGTGAAGGCCACGACGATCGATGCGAACGATCAGATCTCGTCCAGTGCGGGTGCTCCGACGATTGCGAGCGGCGAATGCGGTGCGACCACGAACGGATCGGTCACCGGCACCAACCAGTCCGGCAAGATCACGATCGGCGCGGCAACCACGACCACCTGCAAGGTTCGATTCTCGAAGACACTCGCCGCTGTGCCGAAGTCCTGCGTTGCGTTCCCGGCCTCGGCGGGCGCCGCGGCGACCGGAACCACTGTCGCCTCGATGGGAGCGATCGACGCAACCTCGTTCACGCTTATCGGATCGGCGCTGGCATCGACGGTCTATAACTTCATCTGCCTGTAACGTGGACCTGCACGGCATCGTCTCAGGGGCAATCGGCGCGGTAAACCCGCACGTGCCCCTGAGAATCAAGATCAGCACCGGCTCTGTGAAGAACGATGACTTCACGCGATCTGCGGCGTTCGCGCCAGAAATAACCCGCATGGGTCAGGTCCAGGCGCTGAGCTACGACGACATCAAGCACATGGACAACCTGAACATTCAGGGCGAACGGCGCGCGATCTATATCGAAGGTCGCCTCGACGGTCTGGTGCGCACCCAAAACAAGGGCGGTGACCTGATCACCACGCCGGACGGCTTGGTCTGGCTGGTCGCCCTCGTGCTCGAGTACTGGCCCGACTGGTGCAAGGTCGCAGTCACGCTGCAGAACAGCCCTTAAGGGAACAACATCAATGTTCGCACAACCATCCGTTCCGCTTGGGTATGAGCAGATCACAGGCCTGTCGGCCGCGAAGGGATTGACTGTCCCAGCGGGCGCGACATTCGCCATTATCACCGCCGACACGCAGGATGTTCGATACCGCGACGACGGCGCCGCGCCGACGGCTTCGATCGGCATGCCGCTGGTGAAGGGCGCGATTTTTCAGTACTCGGGCACACTGTCGAAGATCAAGTTCATCGAGCAGAGCGCAAGCGCCGTCCTCAACGTCTCCTACTATCGATAGGTCGCGCACGTGGGTCTGACGGTGTCACCGAACCAGTCCGACATCCAGAAGGCGCTTGGAAAATTCATGCAGGCCATCCTGCCGGATGACGTCGAGATCATGGTCGGCCAGCCCAACCGCGTGGCTGAGCCGAAAGCAGCATCCTATGTCGTGATGACCCCGACACTTCGCGGCCGCCTCTCGACCAACCTGGATGACTTCGTTGACGTCAGGTTCGTCGGCGCGATCGCCTTCGATGTGCTGACCGTCACCGAACTCTCCTTCGGAGTGATCCTGAGCGGCGCAACCGTCTTCGGAGAGGACGTCGCGGCGCAGACGCGGATCGTGTCCCAGATGACGGGCGCGACGGGCGGTCTTGGCACATATCGCGTCGAGCCGTCGCAGAACGTCTCAAGCGAAGTGATGGCGGCCGGCTCCACGAGAGTCACGCAGCCAACGCGGGTGACGCAGCAGATCGATATCCACGGGCCCGGAGCGACAGACAACGCGCAGATCATTGCAACGATGATGCGCGACGCATACGCCGTCGCAGCGTTCGCCGCCCTTAACCCGCACGTATCGCCGCTTTACGCGGAAGACCCAAGGCGGCTGCCGTTCGTCAACGGCGAGCAGCAGTACGAAGACCGCTGGGTCGTCGACGCTCATTTACAGGCCAATCAAACGGTCAGCGTGCCGCAACAGGCTGCCGACGTGGTCGACCTGACCATCGTCAGCGTCGAAGCCACCTACCCCGCTTCCTAAGAGGAACAACCGCATGTCCACGATTCCTGCCAAAAATATCGTCAACGTGGTGCCGAACGTGCTTAGCGCGGGAGGCTCCGCGGTCGTCCTCAACGGTCTCATTCTGACGAAAAATGACCGGGTGCCGATCGGCGCTGTTCTGTCGTTCCCCAGCGCGGCTGCGGTTTCGCGGTTCTTTGGTGGCACTTCGCTGGAAGCCAGCCTAGCCGCGACGTACTTCGCCGGATTCGACGGCTCGAACACGAAGCCAGGCGCGGTTCTGTTCGCGCAGTACAACACCACGGCCGTCTCTGCCTATCTGCGCGGCGGCAATGCCGGGCTGTTGTCGCTGGCGCAGTTGCAGGCGATCTCCGGATCGTTCAGTGTCACCATCGACGATATCGTTCAGTCAGCCAGCATCAATCTCAGCGCCGCGCTGTCCTTCACCGGCGCAGCGCAGATCATCCAGCAGGCCCTCGGCATCGAGGGCACGGCTGCGGCCGCGTTCACGGGGTCGATCACCACATCGGTGCTGACCGTGGCGTCTGGTCTCACCGGCACGCTAGAGGTCGGCCAGCTGCTCGATGGCGCCGGCGTGGCGGCTGGCACCTTCATCGTGAACCAGCTCACCGGGCCGGTCGGAGGTCTTGGCACCTACACGGTGTCGGTGCCGCAGTCGGTCGGATCGCAAGGCTTCACCACGACCGATCCTGCCGTGTATTTCGACAGCGTGTCGGGCGGGTTCGTGTTCGTGTCGGCGACCACCGGCGCGAACTCGAAGATCACCTTCGCGTCGGGCGCGGCTGCCACGGCCCTTCTGCTGACGCAGGCAACGTCGGCGGTGACCTCGCAAGGTGCTGCGGCCGCGACGCCAGCCGCGTTCATGACGGCGCTGGCGCTGGTTACACAGAATTGGGCGACCTTTATGCTGGCCTTTGATCCGGACAGCGTCGGCAGCAACACGCTCAAACTTGCATTTGCGCAGTGGACTTCGGAGCAAGGCGACCGCTTCGGCTTTCCATGCTGGGACACCGATCCGAATCCGGCCGCGCAAGACCCGTCAACGACGAGCCTCGGCTACAAGATCGATCAGGGTGACTATTCCGGCACCTGTTTGATTTGGGCCGCGAGTGCCGATCTCGGCATGACTGATGCGGCGTTTGTGTGCGGTACTGCCGCCTCGATCGACTTCACGCAGCCGAACGGTCGCATCACCTTCAAGTTCCGCGCGCAGGCCGGTCTTGTCGCAAGCGTGACGGACGAGACGACAGCGTTCAACCTTGGCGGCAACCCGGCGACCGACGACCGTGGTAACGGCTACAACTTCTATGGCGCCTACGGTCCGGCCGACGATGAATCGATCTTCTTCGCCAACGGGTTCGTCTCCGGCCGCTTCCGGTGGTTCGACAGCTTCATCAATCAAATCTGGATCACGACCACGTTCCAGCGCGCGCTCATCGCGTTTCTCAAGGCGTCGAAGTCTGTGCCGTACAATGCTGCCGGGCGCACGGCCATCGAGGCCGCGCTTGCCGACGTCATCAATCAGGGCCTGACCTTCGGCGCCTATCGCGGCGGCGTCACCCTGTCGGCTTCGCAGATCGCGCGGATCAACGCCGACGCTGGCAGGGACATCGCCGGCACGCTTGCTCAGCGCGGCTGGTACCTGAGCGTCGGTGACGCCATCCCCGCCGTGCGCGCTGCGCGCGGCTCGCCGCCCTGCACGTTCTGGTACGTGGACGGCCAGTCTGTCCAGTTCATCAGCCTCGCCGCGGTCGCGGTTCAGTAAATCGCAGACATAAGGAGCGATCGACCATGCTTACCGCAGCCGATGCGATTATCTACTTCACCATCCCGCTCTTGTTTCCGACCCCGCAACAGATCCAGCAGTTTGCCACTGACGACGTGTTCTCCACCGACCCGTTGAAGTCGGCCGAGGTGCAGCGCGGTGTCGACGGCAAATTGTCGGGCGGGTTCGTCTACAGCGACATCCGTCAGAACTATGCGCTGATAGGCGATTCCGACTCGATCGAGTTCTTCTCCACCTGGCATGAGACCTCGCAGGCGAACCGCGTGACCTATACCGCGAACGCCGTCATCACCCTGCCGAGCCGGGGCAAGAAGTGGACCATGACGAAGGGCTTCCTGACCGGCTTCCAGCCGATTCCGGACGCCAAGAAAATCCTGCAGCCGGTCCGTTTCACCATCGAATGGGAGAGTATGTCGCCATCGGCGACATAAACAGTCACATGCCGCGTAAAACGAAGTTGGTACCAATCACCGCCAAAGGCCCGGAAGACAAGAGCCGAGACATCGGCAAGCACTTCCTCATCACGGAAATGCCAGCCGCGCAGGCCGAAAAGTGGGCCATGCGGGCGTATCTGGCGATGTCGCACGCCAGAATCGAAGTGCCGCAAGAGATTGTCGCTCTCGGCATCATCGGCGTCGCAATGATCGGCATGAGAGCGTTCAGCGAATCAAAATGGATCGATCTCGAGCCATTGGCCGACGAAATGATGGGGTGTGTTCAGATATGCCCGGACCCGAACAATCTCGCCGTGGTGCGCGGACTGATCGCGGACGATATCGAGGAAGTGCCGACCCGCATGTTCTTGCGCAAGGAGGTCCTTGAGCTCCACGCGGGTTTTACGCACGCCGACGCCCTCTGGATGTTAGGTCTGCGGGTATCGGCGAAGACACAAGAGGGCTCGCAGACTACGTCAACGTCCCCTGGCTGATCGGATCGATGCTGTCGATCGACAGGACGCTGTTCATTCCGCTGCACACAACCATGTCGGTCGAAGACTGTTACGATCTGATCGAGGTCGTGCGCGTCGATGCTCACAATGCCAGGGTTCTCAAAGCGAGGAGGTGACGAATGACCGGTACCGTCATCGACTCGCTCGTCGTCGAGCTTGGGCTGGATCCGCGCAAGTTCACCGAAGGTCAGCGAGAGGCATTGGCGGCGTTCAAAAGAACGCAGGAAGAAGCTGAAAAGGGAGCGAAGGACACTGAGGAAAGGTCCCGCCGCGTCGGTCTGTCGATCTCCGACCTGCGCCGGACGGCGCTTGACATGTTCGCGGTCTTTACCGGGGGCAAGGGTGTCGTTGAGTTCGTTGGTGGGATCATCCGCGCCGACGCTTCGGTGGGCCGGTTGTCTCGAAGCGTTGGCGAGAGCGTCGGAACCATCACGAAGTGGCAAGCCGTTGCCCGCCTGTTTGGCGGTTCGGCGGAGGGCATGGCCGCATCCTTCACCACGGTTTCCGACGCGTTCGCGGGGTGGAAGGTCGGAATTGTCTCGCCGCTGATCGCCGACTTTCGCGCGATATCGACCGCGGGCGGAAAGATCATCGACGTCAACAAGGGCGTCGACCAGAGCTTTCTCGACCTAGCCGACAATATGAAAGCAATCTACGACAAGGACCCGGCGCGAGCCGGCATGCTTGGCCGTCGCATCGGCCTCGATCCGGCGATGATCGATATCCTGATCCAGGGCTCCGCAAAGACGAAGGAGTTTCTGGACTACGTCAAGCAGATCGGCGTCGCGACGGAGAAAGCCACAAAGGACGCACAGTCGCTTGAGCGGCAGTGGGCCGAAATGTCGCTGAAATCCGAGTCGGCAACGCGCAGCTTGTTGGGTGGCTGGTTCGGGAATGTCATCAAAGGCATGAATGCCGGTGCCGCCTCCGACATGGAGGCGCTAGGCAACTTTGGCAACGACCCATGGGGTTCGCTGGCGAGTATCTTAGGATACGGCAAGGCAGCCGAGTCGAAGATGCCGAAGCCGTCCTATGGCGACGCAGGCGGCGGCGCCTCCTTCGCGACGAAGTCGGAGAAGGAAGCCTACATTCGTGAAGAGGCCAGGAAGCGCGGAATTGACCCGAACATCGCAATGGCCGTCGCCAAGAGCGAAGGCTTCGACAACTATGTAGGTGATAAGGGAACGTCGTTCGGCGCGTTCCAGCTTCACTACAAGAACAATATCCCAGGCCTGAGCAATGCGGGCCTCGGCGATGAGTTCACGAAGAAGACCGGGAAACACGCGAGCGATCCGGCGACAGAGCGCGAACAAATCCAGTTCGCACTGGATCAAGCCAAGCAGAGCGGCTGGGGTCCTTGGCATGGCTGGAAAGGCTCGCGCTGGGCCGGGATCGGTCAGGGCGGCGGCAACTCGACATCGACCGAGATCAATATCGACAAGATCGAGGTCAACGCCGGTCCGAATGCCGATGGCACGAAGATAGGCCAGGACGTGCGCGCCGAACTGCAGCGGCGTCAGAGCGCGGCTGCACAAGCCAACGACGGTCAGAACTAAAATGGCATTCCCGAACGTCCCAAACGTGCCGGGCGTCCCTGCCCTGCCGCGCGCCGCTGGTGCGGTGCTGGACCAGATCATCCTTCTGGCCGCCGATGCCGTATCGCTGTTCGGCGGAATCGGCGCGCCGCAATGGGGCCTGTTTAAGGACGGTGTGCCTGTCGTCATCGCGGACAGCGTCGTATCGTTCGACTTCAAGCAGGATTGGAGCCTTCCGACCTATCCGCTCGAAAAGGGCGCGTTCGAGACCTACAACAAGGTCGAGACGCCTTTCGGCGTCCGTCTGCGGTTTGCCACGGGCGGTTCTGACGCGGACCGCGAGGCGATGCTTTCTTCGCTAGAAGCTGCATCGGCATCGATGGACTTGTTCGACGCGGTGACGCCGGAGAAGATTTACTCCAACGTCAACATCAACCATCAGGACTTCCGACGCAACGCTTACCGCGGCAACGGACTTATCACCATCGATGTTTGGTGCACCGAGATCCGCAACAACGCGACGGCGCAGTTCACCAGCCCGGACAGTGCTGGGACGAGCAGCGCACCGGCCGGCGCCTCGTCGACGACGGAGATATCCGTTCGGCCAGGCGGGACCACAAAGATCGTCGAGCCAAAGTCACCTGGCGCATCGCCGCAAGTCAGCACCGGCACGGTGCAGCCCGTGCCGGCGCCATCGTCATTCTCCGATCCAATGACCGGCTTTCAGACGGATTTCCAGTAATGCAGGTCGTGCCGCTGACGCCCGTGCCGAGCCAGACCTTCGACGTTCAGCTTGCGAACCAGTCCTGCAGGCTCAGCGTCTATCAGAAATCGACCGGCATGTTCATGGACGTGTTCCTGAGCGGCACCCTCGTTATCGGTGGGGTGCTTTGCCAGAACAAGAACAGGATCGTGCGGTCGCTGTATCTCGGGTTCTCCGGAGATTTCATCTTCGTCGACACACAGGGCGACGCCAATCCTGACTATACCGGTCTCGGACGGCGGTTCGTGCTGATCTATCTCGAAGCGGCGGACCTCCCGCCCGGTCAGGGGTAAGACCGTGGCCTTTGTCCGACGTAAAATCGATGTGACGTTCTCGCTGTCTCCGGACGCGAAGGATACGAAGTTCGTCGGCACGAACTCCAGCACGGTGAAACTGTCGGGTCTGCGCTGCTCAGCGAAGATATCGAAGGCTGGCGGCCCGTCGGACTGCACGATGGACCTGACGATTTGGGGAATGACCAAATCGCAGATGAACCAGCTTTCCACGCTTGGCATGCAGATCAATCTTGTGCCGAAAAACGAAGTTGTTCTAGAAGCTGGCGACGACAAGACCGGAATGACGACGGTATTCGTCGGCTACATCCTTGCAGCTTACGCCGATTTCAAAAGCGCGCCGGAGGTATCGTTTCACATTTCGGCGCACGCTGGGCTGCCACAGTCAGTCATCCCAGCCGTTGCATCGAGCTTCAAGGGAAGCGCCGACGTGGCAACGATCATGGCGAGCCTCGCGACAAAGATGGGATTCGAGTTCGAGAACAATGGGGTCGATGCAAAGCTGTCGAACCCATATTTTTCAGGATCGTATCGGACGCAGGCACAGGCCTGCGCCGAGGCCGCCGGGATTACGGTTTTCTTCGATCTACGAAAGCTGATCATATGGCCGAAGAACGGGTCGCGCGGCGGGCAAATTCCCATTGTGTCACCAGCGACCGGCATGAAAGGATATCCGAGTTATACGGCCTACGGCATCATGCTGGAGACCCTATTCAACCCATCAATAAATTTCGGCAACAAGATAAAAGTTGAAAGCGACCTGCCCGCTGCGTGCGGAGAGTGGGCTGTCTACAATCTTGACCATGCGCTTGAGGCGGAGATGCCGAACGGCCAATGGTTCTCGACAATCTTCGCCTATAACCCGAAATTCCCGACGCCGGTGCTGCGCTGATGGCCGACGAAGAGAACAAGGGGTACGGGCAGCAAGGTCCATCTGACAACTCGTCGGAATACAACGCGCTGATGTTCACGATCAATCAGCGCTTGGCCCGCGTGCGCACCATGACCATCGTCAAGGTGATTGCCGTAGAGAACGACGGCGGCGTGGCTCCGGTCGGGTTCGTGGACGTGCAGCCGATCGTCAAGCAGCTGGACGGAGCGAGCAACGCAACGCCCCACGGAACGATATTCAATGTCCCCTATACGAGGATACAGGGCGGCAAGAACGCGGTAATCATTGATCCGGCTGTCGACGATATCGGCTGGATGGCGGTCGCGGACCGCGACATCAGCGCAGTGAAGTCGACAAAGGCAGAGGCGCAGCCAGGATCGCTGCGGAAGTTCGACCTCGCAGACGGCGTCTATATGGGCGGCATTCTCAACGGCGTGCCGGAGCAATACGTCCGTTTCTTCGGAACCGGGATCGAACTGGCCGACAAAAACAACAATAAGCTGACCTCCGGTCCGACTGGATGGACCTTCGTCGGCAACGTCATCATCAATCAGAACCTGCAACTCGGCGGAGCCATTCAGGCAGTCAATGGCGCCAGTACCTATGCCGGCAACCTTCGCGTCAGCGGCACGCTCACCGGCGACACCGACGTGGTTGCGGCGGGCAAGAGCATCAAGGCGCATACGCACCCGGTAACGAGCGCACCTGGCACCACGGGACCAAACAACTGATGAAGACGATGCTGCTCGACACGGTGACGAAGGACCTGGTCCTCGACGTTGCCGGCAACATCGCCGTGGCCTCGAACCCATACTCTCTTGCGCAAGACGCGGCGAGTGCGGTCATGCTTCGCCTCGGTGAACTCTGGTACGACACGACGCAGGGCGTGCCGTATGACCAGATCCTCGGTCGAACCCCGAACGTGCCGTACATCAAAGCCAAGTGTGTCGATGCCGCGCTGACCGTGCCTGGTGTCATCGCCGCGGTCTGCTTCATCCAGTCGATCAGCGGGCGCCGGATCACGGGGCAAATTCAAGTCACCGACCAGACCGGCAAGATAACAGCGGCGGCATTCTGACATGGTAGTTGCGACGAACGTCCCCGGCGTCACGTTTGGCCCGAACGGGGTCCAGCTGCCCAGCGAGCAAGCCGTCCTCGACGGCGTCATGGCCGACTACAATACGGCCTTCGGCGGTGGTCTAAATCCGTCGCTCAGCACGCCGCAGGGGCAACTAGCCTCAAGCACGACCGCGATCATCGCGGAGGCGAACAACAAGTTCCTCAAGCAAAGCACACAGATCGATCCGGCATATGCCGAGGGCCGCTGGCAGGACGCTATCGGGCGAATCTACTTCCTCGAGCGCGACCCATCCGAGCCGACCGTCGTGCAGGCGCGGTGCACCGGTGGAGCGCGTGTCATCATCCCGGCTGGCGCCCTCGCGAAGGCCGAAGACGGAAACATCTACGTCTGCACCGAGGCCGGTGAAATCGCCGGTACCGGTTTCGTCGTGCTGCCGTTCGCGTGTCAAATCCCAGGGCCCATCGTTTGCCCTGCCGGGTCGCTGAACACGATCTATCAGTCAGTCAATGGTTGGGATTCGATCACCAACGACGCCGATGGCGTGATCGGCCGCGATGTCGAAAGTCGTGAGGCGTTCGAGGAAAGGCGCGCGGCATCGGTCGCGCTGAATTCCCGTGGCTCGCTGCCATCAGTGCAGGCTGCGGTGCTCGACGTACCCGGCGTGTTAGACGCCTACGTGACAGAGAACAACGCAGCCGCTCCGGTCGTGGCGGGCGGGGCTACATTGGCTGGGAAGTCGCTCTACGTCGCTGCGGTCGGGGGCGGTCTGGATGCAATCGCGAACGCAATCTGGTCGAAGAAGGCTCCAGGGTGCGGCTACAATGGCAACACCACTCGCAATGTTTTCGATACGGCTGGATACGACGCGCCCTATCCGACCTATCCCGTCACGTTCGAAGTACCTCCGGCGCTGCCGATCCTGTTTGCGGTCAACATCCTCAACGGCCCGCTGGTGCCGGCGGACGCGGTGACGCAGATCCAGAACACGATCATCAAAGCGTTCTCCGGCTCCGACGGCGGTCCGCGCGCCCGGATCGGCTCGACCATTCTGGCGAGCCGCTATATCGCGCCGGTGTCGCTGCTCGGATGGGCGCAGATTGTCTCGCTGCTGGTCGGCTCCGCCAATGTTACGCAGGCGACCTTCACCGGCGCCATCGCCGGGACCACGCTGACCACCAGCGGTGTCACCGGCGCCATCGCAGTCGGCCAGACCATTTCGAACGACGCTGGGACGATCCTGCCCGGCACCATCATCACCGCTGGCTCGGGTTCGTCGTGGACGATTAACAAGTCGCAGACCGTCGGCAGCGGGCCGGTGAAGGCTGCGCGCGCGAACGCGAACCAGGTCGTCGTCAACATCAATCAGGTGCCGACGATCTCGGCCGATAATATCGCTGTTACGATCACATGAGCGGTCCTGATTATCCTCCATCGCCGGGGCCTGATTCGAACAGCATCGGCAATTTCGTCATCGGGGTGTCGACGATCGGCGACATCCCGCCTTTCAACTATCTGCGCACCATCATCAGCCAGTACGCGAACAGCGAAATCCTGACGCGGCTCATAGCGAACATGGATGCCTACATCGACCAGACGGCGAACTTCCAGTCGCTGTTCGACATGATCTGGAATGTCGACACGGCGCAGGGGTACGGTCTCGACGTTTGGGGCCGCATCGTCGGCGTCTCTCGCACCTTGAACGTGGTCTCGCCGGGCGACTACTTCGGTTTCCAAGAGGCGTTGCCGGGGTCGCAGCCGTTCAACCAGTCGCCTTTCTACATCGGTACCCCGCTCACGACGAACTATGAGCTCTCGGACTCGGCTTTCCGGGTGCTGATCTTCGCGAAGGCACTGTCGAACATTTGCGATGGGTCGATCCCAGCGATCAACCAGATCCTGATGAAGCTGTTTCCGAACCGGGGCAATGCCTACGTCGTCGACGGCCTCGACATGACGATGATCTACAAATTCGAGTTTGTCCTGACGCCAGTCGAGCTCGCCATAGTTCTTCAGTCCGGCGTGCTGCCGAAACCAACCGGCGTCAGCGCAACCGTTCAGCAAGTCGGATAGGACACGAATTAGATGCTGCTTGCCTCAGCCCCTCCGAAATTTCCGAAGGCGTTCGGTGTCAATGCGTCCGCGCCGTATATCCGGCAAATCCCGGTCAACTCGCAGATCGGAATTCAGGACGGCGCAGCCTCGCTCGATACCGGCTTCGTGCCGCTGAACGGAACCCCAACAGGTGCCGGTGGCGTGCCTCCGTTCGAGCAGGACATGAACGGCATCATGCTGCAGACCACGCAGACCTCGCAGTGGACGCAGGCTGGCGGCGTCTTTCCTTATGACGCGGCCTTCTCGGCAGCAATCGGCGGTTATCCGAACGGAGCGTTCATCAAAGCCGCCGCGGTTGGCAAGTACTGGATGAGCGTTGTCGACAACAACGTCACGAACCCTGACGCCGGAGGCGCGGGCTGGATACTGTTCGATCCGACCGGATCGATGACGACGGGCGATGTGAAGTGGCGGGCGACCGCT